AATGATTGAGCTAACTCCTGACGAGAAAAAGGCGCTCAAACCTCTTACGGACGCTCTTGATGCTCTTGGCCATTACTTTGACCCGTCGGGGAAGAGCTTGACGCAGGAATTCTACCTCCCTACTGGAGCAGCTACCAAGAACAAGGTAAGTATAGAAGAAGCATTACTCGGCAAAGATGAGATTATCGACGTAGAATCCCCTGTCGATGGCGGTCTCGAAGAAATCCTTATCGATGCTGACCGTATTGGCGACTCAGGGTTCTGGCAGAGAAGGACTGGCGAATTGTTCATGGATTCTGAAGGCAACTTTACGATGAGCAAGGCCGCCTCGCTAGAAGATAACCTTATCGCTTATACCGTATCTGCACTCACCCGAGGCCCACATAAGCTCACACTCGCAGTCAACAACGAAGTGGCGCGCTCTAAGGCTAACCCTAACCGCACCCAGATTACCGCTAAGCAGGCTAGAGCAATGCTTCAAGAAGCTGACACACTCCGCACAAAGACGCGCGCGTTCCAGCTTGGTACCCACAAGGATGCCGAGAAAATTGCCAAGCTCAAGATGGATTACTCTGGCGACGAAAGCACAGTGGACCAGGCCCTCAAAGAGAAGAACTACGCAAAGAAGCTTAACTACACTCGCACGCTCAATACCTTATCCCAAAAGGGTGGCTTCAACCAGTTCCTCGATATTCACCCGATTAAGGGTAGCGTAACGAGATTTGGCGCCGGGCCATACAAAGGCACAGCTAACATCAAGCGTAAGATGAGCGAGATTAACATCACCGGCACGATGTATAAGTATGACAATGGCCATTGGGAAAATTACGGCTTTGGAATCGAGCCATCCCAGGCTAATATCAAAAAGTATGGCGTGTTCAAGGATGGCGGCGGCGCAGTTAACCTCGGAGAGATTCTAAAATTCAATTTCGAAAGCCAGCAAAGAGCTCTTGATTCCTATGGCAAACTTAAAGAAAACCTCAAGAACTATGCTGCCGGAGATGGCGAAGCCCTTCAGGTGCAGCTCAACACTTTTGCTCGTGAGAATTTCCCGCTCCACACAAATATCGACAGCTTCAGCGCTAAACTCATGAAGGAGTTTGGTAAGAACCTCTACGCTAACAACAATGATGTAATCGCGGCAGAGGCAGCAAACGTCGACTCTGTAGAAAAGTGGCTGAGAACTGGCGCGTTAATCTGTTTCAATAATGCAATCCAGATGGGCGACATCCAGAACCTTGACGCACGCACGATTGGGGCGCTCGATGATGCGGCCGCCGAACTTCTCCTCGGTTCACCAGTCAAGCGCAGTGCTGCAATTAACTTCCTTCAGAGGTGGTCTGTCGACTCGGCCCTCAGCCTTAACGCTAACTTAGTAATCGGTAACGTCGGTTCAGAAATCTTCACGCGTCTCCCTGGGTATGTCGGAACGCCGGAAACTATCAGAGCAGTCATTAATGCTTTGAGGCCATCAGAGTTCAGAAGGGTAAGAAATATCCTGAAAGACTTGCCTCTACACTTCGATGATTCTAATAGTGCGCTAGCTAGAAGAGTCTATAATAGAGTGTCAGAAGCGGTAAGTAAGGGTGAAGATGTGGCACTTTCATTCCTCAACTGGTCAGAACTCTTTAAGAACGTGGTTTACTACCTTGCTGGCGAACGCAACGCAATCAAGAATGGAGCTAAAAGTCCAGCAGAGATAGGCCAACAAGCGCTTGACTTCGTCGGTGAACACGCAATTGCTGGCGGCCGCGGCACTACTCCTGGCATAGCTCAGAGTAGCCTCGGTAGAGTGTTGTTTATCTTCAAGACATTCACTCTACGCAACTTCGATGACTTCTTGGACTTTGTGAAAAAGGCATCTCATGGCCGTAGCGGCGACAATTATTGGGACAAGAAGTACGAGAAGCGCCACAAAGGCGAAGACAAGGATACAATTGACCTAAAGATTGCAGCGCGTGTGATTGGCGGCCGCGCCTTCCGCTCCTACATCTTCTGGCTATTCATTGGTAGCTTCTTCGGCAAGACTTTCCTTGACATCCTCGGCGGCGACCCAACCGGTATTCTCGAAGGTGGCTACGACCGTGGCCTATATGATGACCCAGACACAGAAGAGTACGAAGGCATGACCGACTTCGATAACTTCATTAACAATATCCCGGCCGGCTTTATCCTCGGTGCCCTTCAGGACCTCTACTTCGCTGCTCGTAGAAGGGGCATCGAATCCAAACAGTTCTTCGGCATCGACATCTTCAACGACCAGAGGCTCCAGAAAGACCTCTCGAAGAAGCTCCCATTAGGTGTGGCGAAGAACCGTCTTGGCGATATGCTAAGCTTACTTGACCGCGGGTACTCATTCAGCAGCACCGGCAAAAAGACTTACGCCGCGCCTGACACTGTATGGGATTTGACCAAGGGCTTCCTCTTCGGCAAGGCCACCACAGCAAATTCGCTCGCCTATGGCAAATATCGCTACGGCAATGTGAATATCTGGGGCGATATCTCTTCCGGCGACTGGATGGATTTCGCTATCAACGCTAACCCACTAACTGATATCTTCAGCGGAAGTGCTAAATTCGACACTACCCGCAAAGATTACACTGGCGTGTTTGACGGTAGCTGGAACGACATCGCTACGATGCAGCTTATTATCCAACAGTTCCGCGAACGCAACAAACAAATCATTGCCAACTTCCAGGAGAATAAATACAAGTGGACCGGCGAATATCAGGGACTCTCGGACGAAGAGAAACTCGCTAAAGCGAAAGAGCAGAGAGACAAAGATATCGACAAATTCACTGACGATGTCCAAAGGGCAGTAGACGCATTCGAGAAGGCAGGCAATATATTAAGCGATAAGCAGATTAGCACAATGGTAAATCTCTTTGACTTCCATGAGGGCGAAGAAGACGACGAATGGAACAGCTCTTACGCTCGCCAGCGCTACATCGAGGCCGGCCTCCCTGACTATAATGCAGCAACAATCACCCGTGGCACTAAGACGGTGGACGGCGAGAAACAGGATGTCACTAAGAATATCCTCGACCGCTCACTCCTTCTCCAGAATGCTCAGCAAGGCTATTATGGCAGTTCTAAGGAGGCGGCAAACGCCGTTAAGGATGCACTCAAAGACTTCAAGCCTACTTACCAGCAATACAACAAGCGCGTCAAAGAGCTCAACAACAAATACTTCGAAGCTCGCAATAAGAATAAAAACAGTGCGACGACGAAACAGCTCAGCAAAGACCTTGAAGCTTTGCAGAATGAGTACCTCGATAAGCTCTTTGCCCAACTTGCTCCAGTTATGGACCAGTACGGCACCGCTCTCGTCGGCACCTACGACGTGGCTGACGTGCTCGAAGATTACATGGGCAATATGATTCCTTACAGCTCAATCAGAAAATACGGACAGACCTACAGTAGCGGTAACGACATCGTCTATGGCCAGCTCACAGAGTGGCTACAGAAGAGACTCGGCCGCAACGCACCTACTGCAGCATCGGACAAAGAAGTTACTAACGGTATTACCGAGATTAGGAGGCTTCTCGACCAGGGTAAGACCAGCGCAGCCAAGAGCAAAGCTCGTGCTATACTGGAGAAAATTGGTCGCGGCAGCCTCGGCGCCCGCAACTATGACGTTGAAACATTAAGAGGGTATGCATATGACTAAGGAACTGCTAGAGGTAGTGGCGCTCGACATCCAGGCTGAGCGCCGCCGCCGCAACAACCAGCTTCTCTCCTACGTAAATGGTGAAGAAGACATCTACAATGGCGAAGACCTCCTCCGTTTAGTGGGGGAGCTCAACGCCGCCTACAACCACTGCGTCGCCTCGATTGCTGGGGACGGGGATATCTACTGTTTACTCAAGCACCTGGCCACAGCAATCACTTTAGCGGGCGAGGTGGACGGGGACGCAACGGCCATTTACCAGATTGTGGCCACAATTACCAACGATAAGATTCAGCCATGCGTGGCGTGCCGCCAAGAAGAGACTAGCGGAGAACAGGAGGAAGAAGATGGGGTGGAGTGAAATACTGCATGACAGCGTCAACGCCGTTAAAGACGTGCTTAATGACGCTAAGGAAAAACAGACTATTGAAGAGCACCGCACAAAAAACATCGAAAAACAACCCGATGCTCAGGCTCAAGGGCGGGCGGCCGCCAATGGCACACGTTTTATGGACGACCAACAGTATACTCCTGAGCAATTATTCATGTATGAGAACCCAATCTCATATGAGGATTTCATCCAGACCCAGCCATATCGCCCGCTGTTCGAGCAATATGTCCAGGAATATGAGAATGAGGCTGACCCAGTGATGCGTATGATTATCTCCGATAAGTATCTCCAATCCCCACTAGGCAATCTGCCATTCCCTAGGATGTTGATTAACCAGATGCGTGGGACGGACGAAGTTTATGTGAACGACCCGAGTGTCCCGCGCCGGCACAAAGATAATATCCGCAACACCAAGGGTATCTTCGACCAACAGATGACGAAATTTATCCGTAACGTATAACTAAAAAGAAGGAGGGTCTATGGGACTCATCAGCAAAATCAAATTTAAGCTTCAAAGCAAGAGGTCTTGCCTTGAAAATGAAGTGGAGGCGATGAACGAATGAGCTACTCTAAGCTAACCACCAAGTATATTCCTGCCTCGGCCAAGAACTACTCGAAGGGTAGGGCCGGGAAGAAGGTCATCAAGATTACGCCGCACCATATGGCCGGCAACCTCTCTATCGAGGAACTCGGCAAGCTCTGGCAGAATCCAAAGCGCGCCGCTTCTTCTAACTACGGTATCGATTCCCGTGGTAGAATCGGCTGTTATGTGGACGAAGAGAACCGCTCGTGGTGCTCAAGCTCTGCGGCTAACGACAACGTAGCAATTACGATTGAGGTCGCTAACGATGGTGGCGCACCAAACTGGCACATCTCTGATAAGGCCATCGACTCGCTCGTCAAACTCTGTATCGATATCTGCAAACGCTACGGTATCAAGAAGATTAACTATACTGGCAACGCCAACGGTAACCTCACCGAGCACCGCTACTTCGTAGCCACGCTCTGCCCAGGCCCATATATGCACAACCTCATGCCTTCTATTGCTAAGAGAATCAACGACGGTTTGGCGCCGGCTCCGTCCGACGGCTTCCTACCAGCAAAAGGCTACTGGTGCCGCTATGATAAAGACAATCGTGTGAGCCAGCTCGCAACCTTCATGCGTAAGACCTTCCCAACCTACACCCCGACTGCCGCCTTGGGTCCGGTCTACGGTGACAACCTCTGGAAAAGCATAAAAGAATTCCAGCGCAGGGTCGGCATCAAGCAGGACGGCAATACCGGACCGGTCACTTATGACAAGCTCAAGGAATATGGCTTCAAGTATAAGAAATAAGGAGGAACATGGAACCATTTAACATCGACCCAATCGTTGCCGCCATCCTGCTCGGTATGGTGTCTGGCGTCGTGGAGTTAATCAAAAGACTATTCGAAAAAGATTGGAAAGCAGTGGCTATCATTCTTGGCGCAGGTATTACTGGCGCTCTTGTGGCTCTTATTATTGCTATCAATCCCCTCATTGGTGCAGTAATTGGCTTCGCCGCTTCGGGTTACATCACCATTGCACAAAACATTGGCCACGATGCTATAATCTAAGCAGGGCACAGTATATTAAATTTTAAATCGTAATTTAATCCAACTGTTATTTCTGCTTCCAGCCCTACAAAAAGACCCGTATGTCCGGGTCTTTTTTATAGGAGGTATCGTTATACTTTAACATAATCCCAAGTCTTTGGGAAGAGTTTCAGTCCTGTTGTCTCTTCTAGCTTCCTGCCCTTGAGCAACCAACTGTTGTAGAGTGCTCGTTTCTCGATGACCGAGAGCTTCGGCGCCGTGCCTTTCTTGTGCTGGTTGAAGAGGTCCATCAGCCTGTCGCAATCCTCGGAGTAATGCTTCCTCATCCAGTCTGCGTACATTAAGTAGTTGCCGCCAAGGAATCCGTTACAGCGTGGACACTGGGGGTGGACATTAACTGCTTCCCACCTAGTAATCCTACATCCACGGGGAATGTAGTGGCCGCCCTGCATACAGTTAGGTCCACTGATTGGGAGTATTTTGCCGCAAGTCCGGCACACCGACACCCAGGTTCCGTCCTTGACGAACGCTCCCTCGGCCCGCTGCACCGTCTGCACCAAAGTATCTAAGCGAGACTCGAGCTGTTTACTCGTCGGCTCCTTCATTTAGTTTCTCCGCTAGCAGGTCGCAGATGTCGCACGCTAGGCTGATGCTTTTTGTCCGCTTCCACTCCTTCAGCATCGCTTTGATTTCCTCCATATTGCCTCCTAATTAATTTCTTAAATTGTTTCATTTGCTCTGCGTCCTGCAGATTAAATGTGAGTCGTCCTCTGCTCATATTATCCTCCATAAAAATACCACCCTGGTGAGCAAACCACAGACGTGGTGGGGTGGTATTTTCATATTATTATTTTAGCACCTTTCTTTCTGAGAAGTAAGTCAGGAACTCTGACCAACTCTTTAAACCAAATGGTATGGGCCCACCTACTGTTAAGTTATATGTTCGTCCCTGCCGGTAGATATCTATATCTCGAAGGCAGAGGAACGGGCGCTCCACCGGATGTTTGAGCCGGTGGTAGCTGGCGCCTTTCATATTGCGCTTGCACGCAGCACGGTTTGGTTTGCTCATTGACCCGCCAATCGCGCCGGCCTTCACCTTATCCCAGTGATAAGCGTCCGCGCCCTTCGTAACCTTAAGATACAAATCGTAATGCTGGATTGCCATTAGAATGGAACGTCGCCAGCATCGACGTCAGCCTCTTCGCCGAGGTCTTCCATGAGTTCATCGAGGTCAGCATCGTTGTTGGATGCGGCACCCTTGGTTACCACGATAGCGGAAGCGCTGATTGCTACGCCGCCGCCGAACTTGGTATACTCATAAGCCTTAGCAATAAGGTTGACAGTCGCACCGAAGCCGAGGTCCTTCTGGCCGAGGCCATTGAGACCAGCGAACTGGGTGTGCTCGTTAAACTTAACAGTGAACTGGTCGGTCGTGACGCCGGTTTCCTCATTGGTATACTGCTTGATGTTAGCCTTACCTTTGTTTGGGTCGCCGTTCTTACCGACGTTGTTGGTCTTACAGAATTCTTCAATCATCTTCTTGCTGTCTGCATCGAGAGCAATCGTGATAGAGGTGCCGAATTCCTTGGCCTTCTCGTCCTCTGGGCCAGTGTAGAAGACTACCTTAGCTCCGCTTAACTTTAGTTTCTTTGGGTCTGAATTGTTCATAATTCTTTCTCCTTATTTTTAATTATTTTCCTTTAACCCCCCAGCCGACCCACCGTGATGGGCCGAAGCGAGGTTAAATCTCCAGGTTGCCGCCGAATCCTTCCTTGTCCACGTTGCGTAAGAATGTCTGGGCGAGCATCACACGCTGCTTACAGATGTCGAGCATACGGTTGCAGAGTTCTGCGTAGGCGTATTCCTCAGATAGTTCACTCTTTAAGAGGGCTTTGAGGTGGTCCTCCTTCGGGGTGGTGAGGTCCTTAGCCTGGATATGCTGCAGAGTGATGTCTGCTTCGCGCTTCTTAACGTATTGCGAAAGTGCTCGGGCCGTCAGCGCCAGTGCCATACAGTTACTGGATGCCACCGCTGCGATGCGCTTGACCTTCTCTACGGATTGAGGTGTCGGGTCGACCGGCATCTGCTCTTCCATATCAGGATAGATTTTTTCTAGGCGTTCCTTTAATTGCTTGATAATTTTTTCGGTTTCCATACCTGCTCCAAGTAAGGTTTAATGTCGATGATAGGAACATTGACCTTCTCCCAATGCTCCCCGTTCAGCCATCCGATAATCAACTTATTAATCTTGTGGCCGTTCTGCTCAGCGAGATACTTATAAAAGTTCAACTGCAGGGCGTAGAGACTGAGGCGGTCGTTCGGGAAATCCTTACCGAGATTATGCTTAATCTTTTGGTGGATGTCTCCGGTCTTCCAGTCGTAGATGGTGTTGGATGACGTATGAAGTAGGTCGACCACGCCGCACAACTGGTGGGCATCGTCCTGCAAGAACTTCTCTGGCATACCAGAACCTTCCATCACATCACCGAACACGCTTTCCCAATCATCCACGATGTCGGCGAGATACTGGTTGGTTGGGGTGGCGCCGTAGTTAACGTAGGTCTCAATGCACTTATGGATTAACGTGCCGTAGTCTAAACTAATCTGACCCTTGGCGTCCCAGCCGGCGAGGATGTCCTCTACCTCGTTGCCTTCTTTCTCGGCCACCTTCGCTGCCACAGCTTCCTTAGGGAACTCCTGCTCGAACATATGAGCGAAAGTGCTACCGCTTAGGTATGGTAGGCCGTTCTTGGAATAGGTGTGGTCTTCTTTATTGAATAGAACCCCGTCACCTAATACCTCGCCTGAGCCCACCATTCCGCTTGTAAGGCCTGTCTGGTCACCAGACAGTCTCTCATATAGCTTTTCATTTCCGACGCTTCTAGCGACCTCCTGTGCGGTCTCACGTATATCATCCCAATCCTCACCCGTAATAACTGGGCGGACATCGGTATATTGTAGACCGGTGACCGGAATCGTAAACTGAACTTCTTTAATCTTTGCCATCGATTCTCCTCAATTTATCCAGTGGGATACAGGTCACATCGAGTAGGTCGCCCGATTTCGTTCGCATCTTGTCCTGCTTGTAGTCGCCCTCGTCTACCACGTATTCGCCTTGGTAAGCGCCCTTCGTAATCTTAATCTCTAATGGGTATTTAACTTTGCGAGTGGCTACTAGCACTACTCTGTCTCTGTATCTTGGTTCCCAGATTTCAACCATTTTTTTGCCTTTCCTCTTTTACTTTTCTTTCCGCCTCTTGAGCCTGCCTCCCTGGCTAGCTCTGGGTTAGCGGCGAATCCCTTTGGAACACATCGTTGTCCGCCTTTGCGGCCGATGTTCTTGAAATAATCTGCACCATATTTTTTCATACAGGTGGCTGCGGTGCGCTGACCACCGGTCATACTATTTGACGTATCCATTTAATACCTCCAGACTTGCGATGATAAATGCCAGGATTGCTGAGCCGAGTAGCAGGCAGAAGAATGCCATGAGAGCCATCTCGGCTTTTTCTCTGCTATCAAGCCCCTCATCCTTGGGCGTTCGCATTTTTAATTTCTTATGTTTAGTCATGTATTTGCTCCTTTATTGACTTTTCGTAACCTTATTGTAGCGCACCTTAAAAACTTTGTCAAGTGCTTTATTATTTATTGACAATAAAAAATCCGCCGTTCAACTTATTATTTGTGTATTAACGGTAGGACAGGCGGATTTGTTATGAGTCTATCTCATCTAATTTCTTTTGTAAATAATCAACTGCTTGCTCGTAGCTAAACGGTTGCCAGATGGATGGGTCCGGGAAGCGAGGGTCATATGGTAGAACCTCGCAGCCTAGAATCTTCGCCTCGATTGCGGTGCGGCCGACGGCGTAGCACTTCTTATAGTGGGCCATACGGGCGAGCATCTCCTCACGAGGTACGTCGCAGATTGGGTCGCCTTCAAGGTTATATGGTGCGAACTTGCGGGCCCGGCCAGCATAACAGGTGTCCTTATCCTTCTCGCAACGGAATGATTTAACATACTCGACGTCGATTGGGAGCGGAAGGTAGATGGTTTTGCCCAGATGCTTCACCTTCTCGCAGGTCTCAGGGACCCCGCACACAAGCACGAGGTCCTTATACTGAGACAGCCAATCGTAACGGGACGGGAAGATATTGTTATGGATGAAGACGATTGAATGGTCGGCGGCGAAAGGTGGGATGTTAATCGTCACCCAGTTCCTATCCGTCTTGATGTTCGGGATAATAAACTCGCCGATTTCTTTCGAGTAGTAGTAGGCGCCGTTAAATCTCCCGTGCCACATCGCTCGGTATTTCATTTGATAAGCTGGATGGTTCGTATCAATTATCACAGGCGAGCCACTCCTTCCTTAGTTCAGCCTTTTCTTCATCCGTAGCGAACACAGCTAATGCTTCTATCCGCTCTCTTCCTTCTAATTCTACAGCATCTTTGAGTGGGTCTTCAAGCTCGGCCTGCAGTTCCTTGAGGTCCTCTTCGTTCCTATCCACGAGAACCTGGAGTCGCTCGGTCGCGCCTTCCCAGTTAATGATGTCCTTAATCTCACGGTCACGAATCTGTCTGGTGCCCGGGGAATTCTCAATCACCTTGTCGATATATTCCTCGACCAGTTCAGGCGGGCAGCCAGCATCCTGTAACGCTTTCACGTCACGAATAATACTGTCGTGGCGCATAGACTCTGGGTAGCTGGGAATCTCAGGCAGTTTAAAGTTCGGGTCAATTGGCTTCCTAACTTTGCGGCCAGTGTATTCTTTCTTATACGAAGCGAAGTCTCCGAACTTGGTGCCGGCCACAACGTGAAGCGGTGCGATAGGTAGGTCACGGATAATCGTGCGGTCCCTGCCATTCGGCGCCACCCAACCAGTGTGGACCTTAATCTCAATAGGTAGGCCATGGTCTCTACGGTCGTTGCGGACACGAGGCAGGGCGTCGGCGAAGGTCCAGAAGTAAACGTGAAGCCCGCCACTCTTAGTCCTTACGGTTAGAGTCTTCGGCAGGTTCCAACTCTTCAGCTCTTCGCAGGCTTCCTTAAACCTATCACCGTCATGGTTATCAACGTCGAGAACATAGAATCCAATCTCGCATCCGTCCTTAGCATACTTGGCGTAGAGCGGCGGGATTACATACCAGTCGTCGCAGTTCGGGTAGAAATCATTGCGCTCCTGCCAGCTCACCCAGTTCTTGCTGTCGCTCCACTTAATGCCGTGGCCATCGTAGTTCGGAATCTTCCCCCACTTATCCGAGGTGTCTTGAATCGGCACCACCATGAAGTCTTCCCTGCTAAAGTTATCCATTCATTGCCTCCTCTAGGTCGCCGAACCCATCGTTAATCTGGCCGAGCCACACTTGGCGGTTCTCATTCACCTGCTTGTTAACCTTGAGCTTTTCGTTAGCGGAGTCAGGGTCAGTGAATGTTGGGATGTAAATCCATTTACCTTTACCGTCTTGATGGAACATCACGTCGACAATCAACGGAGTGAACTGGTGGTCTCTAACGTCACGAGCGAAATACATTTCCATCGACATACGCTTGCCCTTCTCTGGGTGCTGCTCATCGATGTAACCTTCCTTGCGAATCTCAATCACCTTAGTAGCTGCGTTAGAGAAACCCTTAGAGCCGCCGATTGCCGCCTCACGATGTAGTTGGATGTTACTGCCTTTAACGTTATGTTGAACCATCAGCACGGTCGAGTCGGTATCTTCACAGAACCATGACACCTTCTTCATAAACACCGATTCTTTCTTCCAGTCTGGCACGCCGATGTCATTTGAATAGTCTGCGAGGTAGCCGACAGGGTCAATGTAAAATAGTTTAACGCCTTCAGTAAGGACTAGGTGCCGCATCCACTCAATGATTTGTTCCATGTCGAAGTTTGCTCGGCGCATCTCTCGACTCATAGAGAAGATGTTAGCTGCATTTTTCTTTAATACCTCATCGCACTTCTCATATTCTGGGAACTTACCGACGTAGGTCTGGCGTAAAGTTCTGAGCGCTTTTTCTGTGCCACCTTCGAGAATAATCCAGCCCATCTTCTCGCCGGCTTCAATCGAATGACGCAGCATCCACATAGTAATCGTAGACTTGAAGGCCTTAGCGGTAGAATGGACGAGGATTACTTCGCCACCTGGTGCGCCGCCAAAACCGCCACCAAGATATTTATCCATTAGTGGGTTGCCAGTCTTATATCTATCCGTTACGCCTACAGCATCCCAGGCACCCTGCATATTCCGGTAGAGCTTCGAGATATCTTCGTATTTGTCGAAGCCAGCAGGCAATTGTCTCTCACCATTCGTTGTCATTTAGCCCACCTTTCTTCTGTTGCTTCTTCAACCGTCTGCCAACACACGTATCTTTGAAAGCGATAGCGAGGTCTTTCCCGTCCATCCACCCGTCATTCTGCGCCTCGTCCAGAGCGTTCTCGAGGATGGTTATAATCTTCGCGCGGTCAATCACTACGCCATTATCGATAGCCCATTCTCTTAGCGCAGGGTAATACTCTTTAAGTTTCGAGGGTGTGAAGGTAATAGGATTCGATTGTGATTGATGGTCACGTACGAATTTCTGAACGATGGCTTTCATCATTCCGAAGTCGACCACACCCCCTTCAGTGGATTTATTAGTATCATTTAATATAGGAACTGCCAAATCGTCATTCCTAGGAACTGCCAAATGTGTAGTTCCAGGTACTGCCACACTCTCCTCTTCATTGATTGTAATCCAAGTGGTAGAGACAGTCGTGCCAGGCCTGTAACCTTTCTTTTTGGTGATACGGCCAGCCTCAACCAGTGTATCAACAGCACGATACAATGTGCGCTCAGGAATGCCCAACCTATCTGCCGCATCTTTCTGGTCATACCACATAGGGTTAGTGCCAAAATGCTCACTTCTGTCGAGCATATCGTTCCATACAATAGCCGGAACTAGCCCGAGCCTACGAGCGTCGTCTCTGTTATAGCAGCCACAGCTACCTTTGAACTTAGGCATCTTTTTCTCCTCCACTGAAGTTAACCCAATTTCCTTTTTGCTTGTTTAATTTTTTGTAAGCTTCGTCATCGATGTCTACAGTGCTGGACCTGCTGCCATTAGAAGTGAAATAGTAGCGCTCCGTCACAGGCATATCTGTTTCCGCAATCGCCCACCACATGACGTCTCCTTCATCCAGATGGGTGCCGCAAGAGAGCAGTTTGGCATCTCTTTCTAGCCAGCCAGACACAGTGTTTCTGTAGTTAGTTGCGCTTGTTGTTGAAATTGTTAGTAGGTTTTTCATAAAGAAAGACCCTTTCTGCAAGGGTCTTCGACGAGTTCACTACATAAATTGTAGCATAAACAATTGTTGCGTGTCAACAAAATCGCCGAACAACCTTGCGGTTAAATTGATATTTGTTTGCGACGCTGTGAACTCGTCGCATACCACTATTGTAGCACACATTTCGATTCGTGCTATAATGAAATTGCGGGGACGCCCGCGTCGTTGTCTTGTGAATAAGCTCATAAGAGAAGACTTCCTTTCGGTAAAACCCCCAAGTTCTCTCGGGGGGTTTTGCTTTTCAAAAAAACCGCCCTGTCTAGCCGAGCGGTTTTTTTATAAGAGTTATCCTCAGAGCGAGGTCCGTACAAGTATTTTGTAGTGTTTGCCAAATTGATTTATGGAATCTATATATCAAGAAAACATTAGCTACTTAAAAGTTATGCTGTGGAGGTATTACACCCATAACTAGCTAAGCCTTTTCTAAAAGTGATAGGTGCTAAGCTAGACTTCTATCTCCATAATAGCATAATCAGAATTCATTTGGAACAAGGTCTTTGTCCCGGAACTCCCAATAATACTTCATGCACTGAGCCGACACCTGTCCGCCATACACGTTGAAAAGAATGCTGCCCATATAGTTCGGGCCGTCTTCAAACACAAGGAAATCTCCTGTATATCTGCCACCTTTTCTTAATTCTTTGTGCTCGAAGGTCGTGTCCTCTCCGCGCCAAGTGCCTTTTGAATACCTCTTCATTTATCCTCCTATAATTTTGATGATTAACTTGTACTGCTCACGGGCCGGGTCGGCGGCGTCAACCACCTTGTCCCAATACAAACACTTCGTATTAGTGAACGGCGAGTGTTTGCACAGCCCGAGCACGCATTCAAGGTCCTTTTTATTTTGCGCTGTAAGGCCCTTATTTTGCGTTCTGACGCGTTTTGCGCCAGAAGATGTGTTCTTTACTGTCTTCATATCCTCCTTTTATCGCGGAGCCCCTAAGCTGCTTAGGGGCTATATTTTTACAGTATCACATTTGCTTAGCGGCGCGCTGCTTTTTTAACCAAGCATATTTTGCCTGGTTGTTGTGCTTGCGCTTGCACTCTGGGCAACGCTTGGCATCTCTACGCTGTGCGTAGAAGTAGGTGCCGCAGTCTTTACAAGTGCAGAGCACTTGCTTATGTGCGCGCTTCCTCGGCGCCTTTACCTTGACAGTGGTCTTCTTCAGAGATGCAATCTCTTCTTTGAGCTTTGCATTCTCTTCACGAAGCTCACGAATGACCACGTCGCAAGCGGCGCAATCACTCTTGAAGTTATCGTACTCGTCAATCTGCTCGACGAGTTTGTCCATCTCGGTCAACTTCTTTTCGAGCCAATTGATGTGAGTTTTCAAATCGCCGACCACATACTCGTGCGCCGACTCAATCTGCTCAATTAAATCTTGATAATGCTTTTCGATATATTTCATATCCGTCCTTTCCTTGGCGCCAGCCCATATGGAGAGAGGGCTGGCTAATTATTATGTGTTGGGGTCAAGGACAATCACGAAACCTTTTCCCCCGGTAGCCTAGAAGTCACGTAGACAAAGTTATTTGCGGTTGGCTACCGTGCTATGGCTGTTCCTGACATTTAACTATCTGTCCAGATGTGGAGACTCGCACCATCGCTTTACCGCTTACACTCTTCAAGTGGCTTCTGTCTTGGCTGTGTCAAACACTCCAAGTCATACTTCTCGCCGCCACTGCTTTTTGGTCGCATCGCCGTTATCACTATGCACAGTGCAAGAATGATAAGCATTGCGCCGACCACAACACCGAGTGCGATGTTGTTGAACTTATCGTCTTTAATGGTACCTCCTTTGCATTTCGCTCACGTTAATTCTGTTAAGAACTTTGTCCGATATCGACCCGTATGTCCCATACACGGCGCCGCCCTTAACTTTGACGTCTTCAATTCGCCCGTATAAATCCAGCATACCACCCATATCAACACAGCGACAGACTTTTTTGTCGTCCTCTGGGTCAATACGAATGCCACGCCCAACTGTCTGCGCCCAGATTCTAAGCGAGCGAGACGGGCGGGCGAAGATAACACAATCCAAAGCCGGGAGGTCGAAGCCAATGTTCAACACTAGCACCTGAACCACCACCTTAATCTTGCCTGCCTTGAAATCGTTAACGATTCTTTCACGCTCACGCTTACTCATTTTGCTGTGGACAGTTGCGCCGCCACACATCTCGGCAATCGTTGTCGCTTCTTCAATGTTTGGAACTGCCACTAATACTCGCTTACACTTCCACACATTCAACGCGCCATTAATCACCTGGCAGATACGCTCTCGGTTGCTCACGCCATAATCACGCAGGGATTCTTCCGTGTAATCAAGCCCGGTGCTGTTAACTTTGAGCATAGCCGTGTTGGCATTCTCTTTGAAGTATTGAATCGGCGCAAGATAGCCTTGCTCCAACAACTCTTGATAACTCACCTCGTTAATTACCTTGCCCCAGAACTTGAATTGGTCAAGGGCTTTAATGTGCGTGGTTTGGATTACATCGCCATTGCGTAATCGCCCGTAAGAATACGACGTGCGGAATGCCGTGCCGGTTAATCCAACGACGGGCTTTCTAACCTGAGAGAAGAACTTTGAATACATAGAGTTCTTGTCATCGCAGGGGAATTGGTCAGCCTCGTCAATGATAATCAGGTCAAAGCCCTGACAATACTGTGGCACCTTGCGGATTGAGCCAATCGTTGCAACAGTAATATCGCTAATGATTTTCTCGCCACACGAAGCAGAATAGATAGAACAATCCGCGCCGACCAACCTAATCTTCTCGGCGTCCTGCTCCACAAGTTCCTTGCTCATACACAACACTAAACACTTACCCACACGCTTCGCAACTTCTGCAATAATCCAACTCTTGCCACCACCCTGGTGCAGATTGATGATGAACGGACGAGTATAATGTTGTAATTCTGACAACATATCGTCCACGGTCTTAATTTGATAACTGCGTAGCCCCATACTCTTCGTCCAACCTTCTCAATGCTTCCATCTTCTTTTTGAGGCGATGATTGCGCTGCCAAACTCTGTTCTTATCGGTCAGAGTTTTGAGTTTGCGTTCGTCATCAACACCCATCACCTTGCCGGTGCGCTCGTAGTAAGCGTCTTTCATACCTTGGCTAATCGCCTCGCCCACAACAAACTCGTGGTAGTCTTCCTCCTTCTCAATCTGGTTAATAAGGTCAAGCCATAGTTCAAGCTCCTCGCCCTCCATCTCGGCGGCTGCCTTCTTTGCTTCCACCATAAGCAGCCGGCGCACGATTGCGCTTCGGCTCTCGCCCAGAACCTCAACCAGAATCCCGAGCATCAAGCGCTGCTTCTCGGTGATTTTGACCATTAAATTTTTTGTGTAATAACTATCTTCGTTTGTTCTACTTGCCATATTTCTCCTCATAATAATCGTGTAATAAACGATAATGCTTTTCCATTGGTGATTCTTTTTCACGGCGAGTTATAAACATACGCCCGCCACGATTTGTGATTTCAAACTCACAGCCTAGTTTCTTCCACGCGTTCTCAATCGCGCACAGAATTCTGAGCGTGTCGTTTGGTTTGATTTCGTATTCCCATACTTGTTCAATAGGTATCTGCATAATCCTCCTTATAAGTTTGCAAGCGGGCACGCAATCGCATTGACCCCCTTGCCGTTAAACAATACTACCTTGCCCGTCAAGCCCATTAGCATATCGCCGAATGGGGCGAGTTTCTTGAATGTATCTGGGCGAATCGGCATTGGTGTGCTCTCATAATCTGCCACGCCCCAATCTTTCCAGAGTTCTTTGAAGTCTGGGTGGTTCCCGTGGTCATTCTTTACGGTCAAGCAGACCTCACGCGCACCAAGTCCCTTGTAAATCTCTTTCAATTGCTCGCCGCTTACCCACACATTATGGGCGTCAGGGAACGGGCGCAAGTTTTCATACGCTCCCATCTCCAAGCGCACAGCCACATAGCCATCGGTGAAGTAAATATACTTGCCGTTAATCTCCGCGCCATACAACCCAGGTCGGTCGCTCACATCTTTGATTACATCAATGATTGCTTTAATCGTCTTCTTGTCCATATTCCTCCTCAATAAACTTCTCAATATCTTCGTCGCTACGCCCACCCCAATCTTCGCTCTCGCCCAGAATTACGTTGCCACGATACACGCGCAACACTCCGTAGTCGTCAACGTTCCAATTAATCACATCGCGCATATTAAACTCCCAAGTTATCTTTGTTATAGAAGCTCGTGCGTTGCGCCCACGCCTCTTTGTCGTCTTCAATCTTGCGATTGATGAGGGTGCGGCGCACCGGCTCCCAATCCTTGATGAGTCCGTCGCCGAGCCAATCAATCAACTCGCTATACAGCTCGTCGCTCATATCATAGTGCTCGGATTCAATATACCCCTCAACCAAATCGGTGGCAGCAGTATCTGCTAGGTGGTCAAAGTTGATTACGTCAAAGTCAATATGCCCCTCTTCGTCATAACCAACTGCCCACTCCGCTCGGTTATACAACCAATCTTCAAGGTTCATAAACCTTTTAGTCTTCGCCCACAAAATCTTTTTGAGGCGGTCTTTCTCGCTCTGCGGTGGCATAAGGTCGTCAATACCCTCGGTCTCCGCATATAAATCTTTAATCTTACTCATTGTTTGCTCCTTTCTGAGTAATTAATAACTTTATTGTATCTCACTTTACTTGATTTGTCAATACCCTAACTCCACTTAACGCGTGCGACTATTACGTCATAAGTGTTTTCCACTCGCTTCGCCTTTTCCTTGTCGGTAGCGTCGCCGTCGCGCAAGTAATCAATATACATTGTGAGTGCCTCTTCAACATAATCAATCTGTTGTAGGTCTAAAATCAACTCTACTTTTTTCATAGCTTACTCCTCTTCCCACTCTTTTCTTAATTTAATATGTTCGGGGTTCGTTGCGTCGTATGGCTCAAGCCCTATCTGCCACATATCTGCTACATATTCCATAGCCACTTTTGGCGGAAACGCCTTGAACTTCTCATAGTCTTCGCTCTCGCTTATCTCATTCATCTGTAAAGCCCACTCTTGCCACCCCTCTGGTGTTCTCGTGTCTCCAAGATGATAGCCCGTCCCCTCATAATCGTCTACGCAAATCCATTCTTCCATAGTTTTCTCCTTATAGTTCAATCACATCTCCATCTTCTGTATAAATGTTATGCCCAATAAACTGTAGGTTATACCACTCCTCGCCTTCCTGTCCGCAATCCTTACACTTATATGGGAAATAACTTGCGTCATCAAAGTGCCTGATTGCTCCATAGTCCAATCTAGTGCTGTGGCATTTAGGGCATTCGCCCTGCCTGTTGGCGTACTCTTCTGGCTCAGTGATATCAACGCCGTTAATAGCGTTCTGCCCGAGCGATTTTGTCTTGTCGTATTTCATAATTTACTCCTCTCTATACACGTCTCCGCCTGTTGCTTCAAATAACATTGTGGCGTAGTCGTTAATTAAATCTTGTTCGTGCCCATCAATCTGGCTCTCAATCGCTCCGATGTCCTTGAACACCAACTCCCACCACTTCGCAGAATACTTGTCGTGTAGTCGTTTGTATTCTGGCTTCAAATCTTCCGCCCTCAAACCTGCGTTCCACAATGTATCCGCAATATCCACTAGCATTTTATGCTCTTTATCCACATAATTAAACTTCACATAATCGCGCAACACCACCGCCACGCTCACTAAATCATATTTAATCCCGTCCATAATTACTCCTTTACTTTTGCTTTATAATCCGCAATCGCTTCGTCAATTGCGGTCTGCTCGTCGCTGTTAAGTGAAGCGTAGTTGTTCTCTTCATACTCAACCAGCGCGCGCAAAATCATTTCGTTCTTCATTGTTATTCCTTTCGGCATTTTGCCTTGTAAAAAATCTCGCATAGTTTCGGCGCAGCTTAAATCGCTAGTGCTATACTCAACACTCCCGTCTTTTACTACCTGATAAATAGTCTCGCCGTCAATTACTGTTTTTCGTACAATTGCTTCCATACTTTACTCCTTATGGTTTAATAACTACTTTAATGTTTTGTTCGGTCAGGTGGTGGGTTAATAATTCAAACTCGTCCCCGCCGTCCGTTCTTAATACTGCGGTGCGTAGGTCGCCGGTCTCGCCGTCCGCCAAACACTTCAAGCAGTAATACTCCGCTCCGCCGTCCGTCTTCTTGTAATATAGTTTCATAATTTGCTCCTTAAATGTAGGCGAATTTTTGGTCGCCCTTTAAATAATAGATTTCGCTAATGATTCCGAACTTCCCTTGCGAGTACATAATGCGGGTGTAGTCCTGCCCCTCGCGGATTCTGAACCACTCCAACACGCCCATAGGAACGCTGTTGCAGAGTCCCTGCGCTGCGAGGTTCTGTGCCACGTCGTGAATCGCACTTGCTGTCGTTTTAATTCCGTTGTTCATAATTACTCCTTTTCCGTGATTCCGTTTATGCTCATTGCTTCGTTGCGGAATCCTGCTTTTAATAGTTTCCTTGCGACGTCTTTATAGCAGCGCCAATAACTATATTCTCCGAACGCTGCGGCGTCGTCGTTGCTTTCGTTTTCCAACGCTCCCAGAATCAAGCCAGCCTGCGCCGGCGTCAATTCAATTTTAATTCGTGCCATATTTTGCTCCTTTCTGGCATTAACTTTGTACCCCTTATAGTACCGCACTTTACAGGTTTTGTCAATACTATTATGAATCAATTTCATTTCACGTGAAATCCTACTTATCCACAACCTCCTTTATATTAATTCCGCTTGCGCTCATAGGGCACTCATAGAAGCGCACCCAATCCCAATCTTCCGCATAAATCCTGTGCGCCATAGTCGCCAGGTCGTCCATAATATATTTGGCGTCCTCAATATCTGTCTCGCCCTTCACGGCTTGCGCCCATACCTCGCCGGCGCACTCTTTTATATACGCCAGCGCTTGCGTCTGATTCAAAACGAATCCAATTGTTAAATCCAAAATGTCCCTCAAATTATTCATGATATACTACCTCTTTAATCTTTCCGTTCTCTTCTTCCAAATCCCCGAGCCAGCACCAGCCCTCAATCATATCGTCTAGCACCTGCTCAATCTGTTCGTCGGTGATATTCTCATAGTCTCTGAAATACTGCGTCAAGTGTTCTGCGAGCACGTCCGCAATCTCTACCATCCGGGTATATTCCGGGCGGTCTTCGTCCCACTCTTCCGCGTCTTCCATCTTCGCGTTCAAATCGCACAATTCATTGTAAAGTTTGGCGTCCTCTTCGCTCAGATATTCAGAATCCAACTTCCCCGCAATCTTTTCCGGCGCTTTCGCTCCGTAAATCGTCGGCGTCGTTAAGTAAAAACTATTATAATGGTCGTGGTATTCAAAACAATCCGCGCCAATCATTTTAAAGTCGTCTTCCTGCGCCAACATAGCCCCGTCGTACGCGTACTCGTAAATCTTCTCGCCGAGCCAATTGTTGCTCTTGCTCAATTCCTTCAATTCGTCTTTGGTCTTATCCTTCAATAACATAGTTTGCTCCTCTATTCCGTGTAAAAAATATACTCAATAGTCGCTCCGGCGGGCGTGATAATCCGGTCAATCCTGCCGGTGTTCCCGTACGTTCCGCCGCTGTACGCTATCCCTTCATAAGTCGCGCCGTACTCTTTACAGAGTTCGTGCCGCGCGTTCTCATAATTATATATATTCGTTTTGTGCCCGTATATTTCAACGGCTTCCAGCCGCTCCGCTTCCTCGCGAAGTGCTCTCTTGCTCATTTTTACAATCATATTTTTGCTCCTTTCTGATTGCTTTATGATTCCATTTTCTCATACTTTACAGGTTTTGTCAATACCTATTTTAAAAATCAAAACCAATTACGTGCCCGTCTTCGTCGTACTCCACGTCTTCAAATCTTTTTGCTGTACTCATTGTTTTTTACTCCTCAATCTCTATTACGTCGCCCGCTTCCAGAAGTCCGCGCTCAATCGCGCCGCGCAATCCGTCCGCGTTCAATACTGCTATTAATTCCCCTGCTTCGTTCTTTACATTGAATCGCATTTTACAACTCCCCTGCTTCAATCCCGGCGGCTTCAATTTGGCGCTTCAATTCGTGCTGCTGCTTGCTAGTCGTCCGGCTATATTTGGTGTTATTAATAAGTACCACGTCGCCGCTCCATTGTGCGATGATTGTGCTATAACTCCACAATCTCGCGCCGTCCGTACTTATGCTGCAATCGCGCCCGCCCCACATTAAATCGCGGGTGGGTGTTTTTGCTTTTTTGCGGCTCAAAAAAGCCGCGATTACTTGTTCTGTACGCATAATTTTTGCTCCTTCCTTATGCTTTACTTTATGCAGCAGCCATCGCATCGCTGCTGCATATTTAAAGCACAAGCGGGATTGCAGCCAGGTTTTTTGGGTGTCGCCCTACTTCGCCATACAATCCCCGCGCGTTTGGTCGCGCCAATCTCCAACAATCTCCGCCCCTGTTATAACAGAGGTGATTAGTCCGTTGGTATCTCCAACCCGCAAGCCCCGCCCCATATAGCCGCTTTTGCTATGCCCGCGCCAATCTGTAAAAGTCCCGCGCTTCGCGATTCAACAGAGAAGGATTCGCCGCCCCGCGCCCTGTTTATCGTCCGCCGTCCGCTTCCATCTTGCGCCCGTGCAGCGTCCCCGCTGCCCCGTTTAACCGTCGTGCGCCGTCCGTCCGCTTCCCGCTTCCGTCCGCATAATGTTCGCCCGCCCCGTGATTGTCCCCGCCCGGCTGCCCGTCCGTCCGGGGCGCTTCCAATTGATTGCTGCCCCTGGATTCCGTCCGGTTCTGCCGTTCCGGTTAAGTCCATTTTCTCACATAATAAAAAACAAGTCAAGCATGAAATTGCATGAAATTGCAAAATCACGCCCGCCGCCCCTGTTAAATCGCCCAAAAATCCCCGCGCCGCCCCTGTTCTACCCCTTATACCTGCCATTATAATAGAATCCCGCCGCCCCGCCGCCCCGTCCGCCAATCGTACTATATACCGCCATCAGAAGCAGCCAGAAGCCCCGCCCAATCCGCCGCCCCTTCTACTCCGCTGCCAATCGCCGCATATAATAACAGCAGCCGCCGCATATAATAACAAGCACGACGGAGAGCCCCCACCTCTGTTATATATAAGAGAATGGAGGAGCGAAGCGACGAAATGGAATGGGGGGATACTACCTTTCACGAGTTTTTATGCGCATCTAAATGCGTGCAATGCGTGCAAAACCTGCGTGCAGTGCGTGCAAAGTGCGTGCATTCGTGCTATAATGCGTGCATAAACAGGAGAAAATTAATGGCAGAGTATGTTAATATCCGTATCCGTAAGGATACATATGAACGACTCAAGGAGTTGTCGGCCGGGGTGCCGCTGGTTCGCTTCCTCGATGATGCGTGCAGGCATTGGTCGAAAGATAGTAGTAAGGATGAGGCTGACGCACTTCTCGAAGAACTTGATAATAAGTATGAGCATCCACCTATCGACCCACTGCTCGAGGGTTTGGCGCCGGGGGAACTTCCGGAGTGTTGCCAGGGAATCTACGACGACCCGGAACGCCCAGCCCCTACCTGCGAACACTGGGAACAGGCCTGGGTTAACCATTACGGGAATAAGGTCGTGCACTACAAGAACAAGTTGACCGGCGGAAGCTATTTCGATTACTTTAATACTTACGTTAACTAGGAGGAACTATGGCAACTAAGACTATCAAAGATACAACTGAAGCGACGTTCGAGACGGAGGAGCAGACTAAGATTCGTGAGCTAGAGGAGAGGCTCGGCGCGGCGGAAAAGGCTCTCGCCACCCTGAGCAACACCCTCCACGTTATTGACGCCACGGCCCTCTTATCTCTTTACTCTCTTATTAAGACGGATAACCTCCGCCAACCAGACTTCAAATCCAATCAGGATATTATTGATTCGGGCTGCTCGGATGCTATCAATAGAATGATGAAGACCGTCGTAATTGTTAACGGGAACGAAAAGAATGAGAAATAGACCATACAATGATGTTAAGGGCGAAGCATTACTCGCGTTTCTAGGATTCGTAGGATTCGTGATGGTTATTGCGTTGCTGGCAGGGGTGTAGGATGGGCAAGACAAAATTAAAGGACGCTAAGGATTATATCGCCCTCACCCTAGAGGGTAAGAGCAAGAAGGATGCGGCGCTCGCTGTTCTCGGCCGCAACGACCCCCAGACCATTAGGACTATGGAGAACTCCGAGGCCTACCAGATATTGATTAATACTATGGCCAATAACCACAAGGTGGCTCTCGCTTCCCAGCTTCAGGACATCCAGACCCAAACCTTGAAGGCCCAGAGTAAATTGCTAGAGCAGGGGAACCAGATGATGGACGAGGCCGAGACTCTCGATGATAAGATTAAGGCCCAGGAGAATCAGCGCAGAAACCTCGAAACCAGTGTCGTAGATAAGGCTGAGGACTGGGCAGGTATTAACCGTAATAAGGACGCAGGTGCCACCGACATTCTCGATGGCATTGTGATAAGTTAATGTATATGTTTACGACACCAGGATTTGAAGAGAAGGACGGGCGCATCACTATGTCAGCCCCGACGTTTTTTAGCTGCGGATGTGGCTCGGTTCGAGCTCGCCTCGCTACTGTGCTCCAGTATGTTAATATCTCCGCCCGCCAGCTCAACCAGGTCAACTCCATGGGCTCGACTATTGCCAAGCGCTACCTCGAGCAGGAGAACCTGAATAAGGAGATTCCGCTCCTCAAGAACCACGTCTACGGAGTCCTCATCGATAACAAACTAACTGACGGCAAACACCGTTGGGTCGATATTAATGCTGGCGCCGCCGTCGACGTCGCTAAGAAATTCAAGGAGATTCTAAATGTATAATAGCTTGATTGACAACTTAAAGAAGATTCTCGAAGGCAAGGACACTGCCGATAAGAAGCTTCTGAAGATTCAGACGCTAGTTGATTTTGCCGCCGGGCTCGAGAAGCAACCCCAGTGGCCAACGATGCCGAACTATCGGGATAGGGTCCCAGGCTCCCCGTATCAGACAGAACCATTCTTGAATGACGTCCCAAAGCCTACGGTGAAGAAGCCGGCGGGCCCAGGCGCCATCGTCGGAGTCGAAGATATTAAGTGATACAATAGAAGTACCGGCAGACCGTCCCTGCCGGTTTCTAGTTCTTCTCTGGTGCGTTGGGTGAGAGGTTTAGCCAGCGGTCTGCAAAACCGTTTACCCCAGTTCGATTCTGGGACGCACCTCCATGGTATAATTTGGCTATGAGTTTAGATAAGGCTATTGAGCATAAAAAAGAAAAACGTAGCCCATATTATGGGGCCAAAGCTTGTGATGCTTGGTGCCGTAATCATGGGTATTGTTGGATATGCCGTCGCAATCGCCTACATAAAAAGCTTGTTCAGAAGATAAAAGAAAAAGACGAGATGCTGTATAATTGAATTACAGCTGAGAGGCTGGGCTAAGCAGTGTGGATTATCGCACGAGGCGGGGTGGACGGCGAACAGCTGTGGCGACACCTGATAACACCTTAGTATATTACTAGCCGTAAGCCTCGGCCGCCCCCGAACTCAAGATAACGTGGAGCTAGGCGGGCGGTTTTTTGTTATAATGAAATAGGGGCAGCACGTTAAAAGGAGGTGGTCGCATGATATTAACACTGGTAAATGTCAAAGACTCAAGAGCACTGTATGATGAACTTAATGAAGTAACGAAAGTCCATGTCACCGAGGTAGGTGATGTCGTGTACGTCCGGAGTGATGGTTACGACCTTTTAGTTTACGCCGTCTGTCTCAAGTATGGAATCATCGTTGACTGACCTCCTGCTCCCCCATTTCGGGGGAGTTTTTTCATGCTATTATTTAGTTATGAAGATAATAAGCACAGCAAGCGCAAGCTACATATTTTACAGAAGAAAGATGTTCCCGGACGGCCGCGGCGCTTACAATGGCGCTTATTTTTACTCGAAGGACATCGTTAAAAATATCATCCCGCGCATAAAGACTACCCGCAGTTGGGACACTCTGGGGATGAAGGCAATCGGCTCCACCGAGCACGCTATTGTTTTTATTCACCACTGTATCAACTGGGATAGGGTGTATGGGTGGCTCGATAAATACAAGGACCACATTTATGTAGTCTCGACCAAGCCAACCTATGAATGGTTCGTAGAACGGGGGAAGAAAACAATTCTCCTCCCGCTCTCAATCGATGTCGATTACGTCAGCCAGTTCAAAACCGAGAAGACAAAAGAGGCCTGTTACGCTGGTAACCGCTGGCTATTCAAGCGTGAGGATGAAAGAAATAACATTCCTAAGGGCGTGGATTTTCCGCGCAAGAATATACCACGAGAAGAATTATTGCAGTTTATTGCGCCGTATAAAGAGCTCTATGCCATCGGCCGCTGCGCCCTAGAGGGCATGGTCCTCGGCTGCGAGATTAAACCTTTTTACCGAGTTTATCCTGACCCGTCCTACTGGAAGGTCATGGACAATAAGGACGCCGCCGTCCTCCTCCAGCGAGCACTCGATATGGTCGAGAGAGATGGCCACAGCGTGAACTGTTTTGAGTTCCCAGAGTATCGCTACGCCAAGAGATTCTGCAAGATTCCTGGTGTATAATAGTAGTATCAACTTAATCCATAAGGAGGATTTTATGGACCCAAATCAATTCGCTTATAAACCGCCAAAGGATGTGCGCCAGGTTTCTCTTGGTGAATACCAGATTCGCAAACTCTGGGATGATTCTAAGGCGGAGTTTTATTATGTATTAGCACAGCGCTACAAGATTGAACGCTGCGAAATGAAGGGCGAAGGTGACGACGCCGAGCCAAACTGGGGCAACATCATCGAGTCTATGGAAGACTGGGGTGTAGTTCCTACCCATCGTGGTGACGAAGAATGGGCAAAGCGCGAAGCCGCCCACTACAACATCACTGTCCCTGAAGAAGAATACAAGGAAGACTAAATGTCGTTGGACGACATCCTCAAGAGCCGTGGTCTTATGACCATGGCCGAGTATGAGGAATTAATCAACAACCGCACATTTATTTCTACCGGCTTTGAAGAACTAGATAACCTTATCCAGGAAGGTAAGGGCGGGATTCCGCGCAACTGCATTACCGAGATTTACGGTATGAGTTCTGTCGGTAAGTCCCGCTTCTGCAAGAACATCGCCATCCGCCCAGAGGTTAAGACGCTCTACATCGACACAGAGAACTCCCTGCCAGCAGACGAATTCAAATTCCTCAGCGACCACGGGGTTGATTGTATCTCAGAGAACGTGATTGAGACTATCTGGGGTATTGTTAACGATGTCCTTGAGAGCGAGCATTACGATTTGATTATCGTAGATTCCCTCGCTGCTATGGTCTCGAATGTCGAGCTCGCCGCCGACAATGAACAAACCATGAGCACTGTTCTCGCTCAGGCCAAGGCTATGACCAGCTGGATGAAGCAACTTATCCGTAAGCTCAATGGCTCCAACACCGCCTTCGTTTTCGTTAACCACAAGAAGATTGCGCCAGGCGTAGTCCACACGGTTAACACCCCGGGCGGCGCATCCCCGAAGTTCTATTCTTCCCTTCGTCTCGACTTCAAGGCGAACAAGAAAGACATTAAGGGGACGGTCCAGAAGGTCGAGGTGGAGATTGCTAAGTCCCGCTTCAGTTCCAAGAACACAATCGTCAAGATTCCGCTCGAGCTTGATTGGCGAAAACTGGATGTATAATTACTTTATAAAGGAGTAATTTACAATGAAGAATGATATAAAAGAAATGCGCGGCGCATTAACCCCCGAAGAAGTATTACCTAACATGATGGTAATTGACGTCGACTCCCCTGAGCAGTATGTCGAGGTCCAGGGGTTGAGCGTCGCCCAGGCCCTTAATCATTTGATTGAAGATGAAACTCGGGCCATTTCTTGCTACGAAGGTATCCTCAAAGACAACATCGATTTGTTGGCCGACAAGGATATCGACAAGCTCAAGAAGATTGTCTCCGACAAGAAGGCTAACGTTAGCATCTTGCAGGAGATGACAACTACCTACGATGAAATTGAGGTGGACAAATCTGCCACCCAATCGTTAAAGAAACTATTAAAGAGGAGTAAGTAATGTACCGAGGTCAACAGACCACCCAACAGAAGATTGCGGCCATCACGCAACTTCGTATCACCACCAAGGCTGAGGCTATCGCCTTCCTTCGTGCAATCTCTACGATTGAGATTCAGATTGCAGATATCCTTCAGCGCCAGGAGATTGCGGCAGTTTCCGCCCGCAACCAAACCATTAAGCCAATCGAACAGGCTAAGGAAGTTCAGACTACCCCAGTAGTTGAAGAACCAGAAGAGCCAATGTTCGAAGACAAAGAAGAGCACAGCGAAGACGAGAAGAAAACTCGCATCGCTAAACTCAAGAAGGCGACTAAGAAGTAATGGCAACGGGGAGTAAATCTAAACTGATTACTCCCCTTTACAATCACTGGGAGAAGTTTGACAGGGCGGACTTTAGCTCCGTGATGCTGGACTTCACCCAGTATTGTGCTAAGGGGAAGATGATTGTCGACAAGCAGGGTCACGCGGTCCCGTTCATTTTGAACGAGGCGCAGCGTGAGGTTGCTCGTCTCATCTTGCCTTTTATCTTCGCGAAGGTGCCAGAGCCGGTCACCCTCGTCATCCACAAGTCTCGCCAGATGGGTATCTCGGTTGTGCTTGCCGCGCTTGAACAATACATCGTCAGCCGTAAGCAGAATATAAACCTTACCCACCTCTTCCCGAACGACCAGCTCGCTAACCAGTTCTTCGTGGAGAAATGGATTCCGCTTATGGAAGCCACCCACCCACAGTTGATGCCGGATATGTATGCCACCGCCAGCCCTAACCCATACGTCAAGGTTCGCGACTTCCACGGTGTTTCTATGGGCTGCAACGTTCGTATCGGTGGTTCCGAGTCTCGCGCCGCCGGCCGCTCCCAGACCAACCAGATTGTTATCCTCGATGAGTATGCCTTCTACAATAACGTCTCCAACCTTGAGCGTGGCGTCCTCGCTACCCAGCCTAAGACTGGTATGGTGCTCACGGTTTACGTCTCCACATCGAACGGCTCCAACCACTTCTACGATGTCGTCCGCCAGGCCCAGCAGCCAGGCTCTCGCATCAAACACATCTTCCTCCCGTGGCATATGCAGCACGAGTATGAGATTAAACCGGATAAGCTTTCCCGCTTCTACGACCTCGACAACTACGAGCCGACCGAATACGATATGAAGCTCATGGATATCTTTGAGGAGCGTGGCTACCCCGAGGACGAGTGGGTTGATAAGCTTAACTTTTATGACATTACACTTGACAAGGAAGCCAAGGCAGACCAGGACTATATGTTCGAGAACTACCCGTCAGAGCCTGAGGAATCCTTCCAGGCCACCGGCCGCCCAGTCCTTCCTGCCAAGGTCGTCAACTACTGGCTTGAGCATCCTAAAGAATATAAGTGCCTCGACCAGTTCCTCGACCAGAAGACTAATAAAGTGGTTATGGCTGAATGCCCTAAGAGTGCTATCCGCCAATACGCCACCCCAATCCCTGGCCACAGATACATCCTCTCGATTGACCCATCATCAGGCTACGCCGCCGACCGCACCGCTGGTGTCGTTATAGATAAGGCTACCAACGAGGAAGTCTGTTCGTTCGTAGAATATATTGAGCAGACGGAATGCGCCGAGCTCGCCGTCAACCTTGCCACCTATTACAACAAGGCAGAGATTCTGATTGAGCGTAATATGGGTGAGACGATGATTGAGTTCATCAAAGGTATCGGCTACCCGCGCCTCTGGCTCGACGTCCACGCCTCCACCCGCACGCTCAAGTATGGTATCCGCACCACTGTCCCTATGAAGAACGAAGCAATCCGCCGCCTCAAGTTTCTGATGAACCAGGGCATCTATAAACCTCACGATGAACTGTTCTTAAGGGAAGCGCAACACTTTAACTGGACGCAACTCCCCGGTGGCGGATACCGCGCAGAGGCTACCGGCCAGGATGAGAACGGCGAACCATACCACGACGATACAATCGCCGCTCGTTGGTGCTGGGCCGCATCCCTAGACATGAACAAATACAAGAAGTATATGCGTAAAGACCCTAGCAGTAGGTCAAGACTTTAATGCTAAAATTAAAACAAAGGTACAACCCTTTTGTTGATTAATCATTAAAGGAACAAAGTAAATGCCAAGAGCAGACAAAACGAAGCAGTATGACTACTTGTTGCGCTATGTGAATGAGGCAGCCGAGGCCAGGCTCCCGCTCATTGCCATGTGCGAACGCGCCATACTCGCCTACAAACAGTGTCCTCTTCGTAACACCTACAAAGAGAACGCAGACAAGTATTGCCAGAATATCGGTAATGGCAATCCAGAACTCTACAAATGTTTGAAGCATTTGTGCAAGACAATCCCTGACGCAACCAATGATACGGTGTTCAACGCCGTAGAAACCTGGGTCTCTATGACCATGGGCGGCGCAGGACAGTTCGAATATGAACCGGCAGACGAATACGCAGAGAAGGACCCGGCCCTCGTAGACCGTCTCGAATCTCTCGCTAAGTTCTTCAACGAAGATAATAAGATTGATGCTCTTCTCCCGAAGGCAACTCGTAAGATGGTTATGCAGGGCCAGGCTAACTTTTACCTCGAGCCACAGGGCGAGGGTCGTTTCAAGGTATCCTTGATTGATGCTTACAAGATGTTGCACGACCCACGCGCATCCAAGACTAACCGCGCCCGCTACACCGGCTTCACCGAGGTTAAGTCATGGTCTGAAGTCAAGGCTGACATCTACAAAAAAGGTTACGGCTATATGCTCAAGACAATTAACGATGTCGACCAGTATGTAGACGAACTCTCCGGCGGCCACCCATATCGCTGGGAAGATGAGATTACTTCCGACCTTAACACCTTCCGTTCTATCTACGCTTCGGACCGTGTATCTAAATCCGAATCGGTAGACAAGAAGGGCGACGAAGTATCTCCGAAAGAGCCAGGCTACAAGGGCGAGGACGTCGAGGTTGCTTATATCTGGGACCTCATCTCCAACGTCTACGCTGTTATTATTAACCGCCGCTTCATCGTCCAGCTTGAAGTAGATAAGCTCAAGAAGAATATCCCGGTTAAGTATTATGATTCGGAAGGCAACGAGCACACCCGCACCGATACCGTCCGCGTCGAATCCCCAATCGTCACCATCCCATTCATCGATGCAGACTGGGAAACCTACCCAATCTCCCCGCTCTTTTACTGCCTCGACGACTTTGACGAAATCTGTTCTATTGAAGCAGTGATGAACCATAACCTTTCTATCATGGCTCCAATCACCTTCATGTCCGCATCCTACGATGCAGAGCAGTTTGAGAAGTTGTCTCAGGTGGCTGGCCAGATTGTTGAGGGCACGCTCCAGACCTTCGGCGTTGTCAACAAGGGTCACGATATGTCTCCATGTATCTCCGCTATTGAACGCCGTGAACAGCGCATCAAGCGTATGCTCGGCGCCACCGACCAGTTCGAACTCCAGGCTATGATTGGCAACCGCGCAACCGCTGCAGAAACCTCTGCTATGGTTGGCGCAGTCTCTCAGCGTATGAACGCCCCGCTCGCCAATATCGAGTGTGGTATGTCAGAACTCACCCAGAAGATGTTTGCGCTCACCCTTATCTACGACAATAAGGATGAACTCACCTTCCCATATGAAGGCTCGGTTGCAGTTCTCTCTAAGGAAGATATTCTCGGCCGCGCAATCATCCGCGCTAAGCTCTCCTCTAAGATTAAGCTTGAGCGTGCTGAGCAGGGCCGCAACGCCTTGATGATTATGCAGACTCTCGTAGGTGTAGAGGGCATCAACAAAGAGAACCTGGTTAAGACGCTCGTGCCTATCATCTCTCAGGGTGTTGTTACCCGCCAGCAGGCTGACAGCTTTATCCAAGAGCAGAATGTCGACCCAATGCAAATCCTCCAGGCACAGCAAGCACTCGAGCAGGCGCAGGCCGAGCAAGAGGCTACCCCTATCACGCCTGAGATGGTCCAGGGTATGAGCCCACAGGATATGGAACAAATCTACAACGCTGCCGCCGCCACCCAAGAGCCTGGCTACCAAGACCAGTTCGCAGAGGCGCCACAGGTAGATATGGGATACGACAACTACTCACAGGGCATCGAGGCTAATATGTCTGAGAGCCCAGTTGAACCATTAGCTAATATCGCAATGTAAGGACGAATATGAATAAGGACGAAGAAGTAAAAACTTTACTTATTAAATACGGCGCAATCGAACTCTCCCGGACTTATATCCGGGGGATTCGGTCCGCCCTTGCCAACATTAAGAACGGGATTGCTACGGATAACTTCGCCGCAGCCGCTCGGGATGTTGGTCTATTAGAGGACAAGCTCGCCCATCTCGAACTCGTTTTCGGTTCGGAAGAGGGCCGCAAACAGTTGCAGCACAATTTGAAAAAATAGTTGTGCTAAAATTAAATTAAGCCGTAAGGCTACCTAGTAAATTAATAAAAGGAAAGAAGTAATGGAAAACGCAAATGCGGTTAACCCTACTCCTGAAGCTGCTTCGCAAGAACCGGCCCCACAAGCTCCTGTCGCAGAGGCATCTCCGGCACCAGCGGAAACAGTAGTAACGGCAACCCCAGAACCGACCTTCGATGAGGCGACCCAGAAGTATCTGGAGAACCAGAACATCAAAGGAACTCCAAACGAAATTGTGGCGGAACTCGTTAAGAGAAACCAGCAACTTCGCAACCAACCTAAGGTTGAGGCAGTACAGGAAGTCCTCAAGCAGGAACCTGTAGAAGCTCCGGCCGCACCGGCCCCAGCCCCAACTCATTCTCTATCTGACATGGATATTATGACCACGCAGATGCTAGTCGAGAAACAATACCCAGACGTCAAGGTAGATGCGAACTTTTACAAAGAGATGATTGCCGACGGAATCAATCCGATGAACGGCCAAGAGATTAACTTGAACCGCGTCTTCAAGTATGCTGAATACAAACAGAAACTTGCTAACGCAGATAAGGCAATCGCTTCGGCTAACACCCCGGCTAACATCCCATCCCCATCGAATACAATTGATGATAACTCTCCAATCCAGAATGTTCAGAATATGGACACGCTGGCGGCCGAGAACATCATTCTTTGGTCTGCTCAACAGGAAAGGTACGGCAAAGCTCCGCACCCACAACTACAACAGGCTAAGGACTTCCTAAGAGGAGAAGCTCGCAAAGGTTCTTTCTAAAAGCATTTGCTAGGGTTGATTAAACTTTTAATTTAGGAGAATTAACCCAAATGGCTGTATGTGATTACACCAAGACCATCGATGATACTCCACTTTCACCAGCTGACCATCTTCCGTTGATGGAGGTCAAGTACCATCCAACTATCCTCAAGGACCGCTTTGCAACTTTTGCAGGTCTTCAGTTCTTTAACCCAGAAGTTAAGACTGTTTCTAGTGACCTTACTATTAGTCACTCTCTCATTGTTCGCTTTGAGAACCCAGAAAACCCATTCAACCTCGTGAACGTTTCTGACGTTACTTACAAGGACGGTGTCAGCTGTCCTCCAGTAATGGACATGGAATGTACCCCAGGCTGTGTGTCCACGGTTCCTACCTGGCGCCAGAAGGAAATCCGCTTCGACAAGATGTATCGCGTCGGCGCTTCCTGGTGTGTTGAAACTGAGAAGCTCACCTACGGTACGCTCGAAGAACGCTTCCGCAAGAGCGTTGAAGCTAACACCCAGATTCAGGGTATCCTTGCTTGGAACGCATTTATGTGCCAGGCCCTCACGGCTGCTCAGGCAACCCAGACTATGATTCCAACCGACCGCGCTTGCTTCGCTACCCACTACATCGACGGTGGCTCTGCTATCGCTAACGGTTACGAAATCTTGAGCCAGGCTATCAACTACATGAAGACTGTCTACGGCGGTCTCACTGAGTACGGTATCCTTGCTCACCGCTACTTCGAAAGCGACATGGTCGCTCCAGGCGCAACCATCTACACTGGCTTCGGCGCTGCATCTTCTGCAAACGCAAACGCTGGTGCTACGACGGTCAACGTACCATTGGTACAAGGCGGCTGGAAGGCTATGGGCCCACTTGGTGGCAAGCTCTTCGGCGAAACCGTTTACATCGCTCCAGACAACATCTGGTTCTACAACCCAACTGTTAACACCACGACTGGTGCTATCACCAACGGTTCTGCTGTCAACAGCTTCAACCCATTCCTCAGCGCAGATGGCAAGAAGTATTATGTCGTCATCGCTTCCCGCCGTTCGTTCTTGACCGGTGTCGAGCCACTCATGGACATGACTCACTTCCCAGCAACCTGCGAGAACAAGTACGAATCTATCCAGGAAACCTTCCTTGGCTACAACGACTTGCTCTTCCCACGCGAGGTCTTCATCATCGCCTTCGACGTTCAGTGCGAAGGTGGCGAAAGCGAGTAATCGCTAATATCCTCACCCCCCCTCGGGGGGTGGGGATTTTATGAACTTTAAGTTGTTTAAGATGTGATAGCTAGGCATCTTAAACAAGGAGAAATAATAATGAGCTGCAATTGCTGCAACTGTGGTCAGCCGCAAAGACTCTGCCGCTGCCCACTTAAAAAGAAAGAAGGAGGCTGCCCAAAGCGCGCTTGCATCAAAGAGTGCACAGACTGCGACCCTTGCATCCCATGTGAGTCTATGGTGAAGATTTGCTCGTTCGTAGTTCCTAACATTGAGGAAGGCCAGCGCTATCGCAACTCTTTCGTTTACAACCAGGAAGACGATTCCGTTTACTATATCACTGATGACGGCACCCCAGTTCGCTTCGGCGCATCCCCAATGTTTATCGATGATTTCAGCCCATCCGCTCGCACAATCCCGCGCCAGATGGTGTTCGACTTCCTTAACAATAAGGCCTATGTCTACGGCCCAGACGGCGCCGTAAGGTCATTTGACTTATCGGAGGTATAATATGAGGACAACTGTTAGAAACTCATACACCCCAAAGACTGGCGACTACTGCAACATGATTGTCGTCGACGAAGACGCTAGCGTACAGTATATCTTCGACTCTGATGGAGTATGGACACAATATACTTCGAAGAACCAAGAGGGCGCACCAAAATCTTACGTTGACGCTCGTGACGTTCAGACGCTTAACGATGCTAAAGCTTACGCTGACGCTCAAGACGCTACTACTCTTCAGGCCGCTAAGGATTACACCGACGCGCATATGCCAGAGGGTGTAGCTACTACGTCATACGTTGACGCTCAAGACGCCGTCATGCTCCAATCCGCTAAGGATTACGCAGACAGCATGGACGTCGTCACGCTTGGACAGGCACAAGATTTGATTTCTTCCGCCACTGGCTCTGTCACTAGCAGCCTTGAAGGCCAGATTAATGCTATTACGAATTCGTTATCTATCGTTGCTACGAGCGGTAACTATAACGATTTAGCCAACAAGCCATCTATACCGGTTATTACGATGACTACGGTCGACCCGGGAGAAGGTTCAGCTCTCGCCGCTAACCACTTTGTTGCAGTCTACACGGACACGGAGAGTGAATAATGGCTGTTAGCTCTGGATGGCAAGGAAAAAAATACTACCATGCCAGTGGTAATGTCGGCGTCGTAGACTGGTATGGCGATATTTACATTTCCTCGATTACACACAGCGGGACTAATCTAAGAGTAGTCGGTAAATTCGGGGTCGCAGCGGTCGGCACCGCCGGGGCTTCTGCCTATTATAATTACGGTATGAGGGGGTCGATGGCTACGAATGACGGCACGAAAGTTGGGTCTACTCAGACGCTTTTGAAAGGATATGAGAGACTTTACACAGGTAGCGCGGTCGAGAAAGATTTTGATATTACGATTTCTGATGTCCCTGCTTCTGCTACTTCTTATAACCTCGGTTGCAGAATGTGGGCTTGTTATAACGAAACTTGTACCCAAACGTTTTGGGATGTTACGAAGTATTGGCCTATTGAGTTTAACCCATCGACAGCGCCGTCCGGTCTTTACATCAATAACATTTCTACGGCCTATAATTCCGTTTCCGCAACAGTAGGACTCGGTAGCTGGGGTAGTAGTTCCGGCACGAATACGCTTGAGATGCTAGTTCTTACTCAGCAATATGTCGCTGGTCTTCCGCATCGCTATAGCCAAACAACATCTGGTGCGCTATCCTTCTCAACGACGGTTAGTAATTCAAGCAGTTGTTCTGGCGCTGGTTGTATTACTATCAAAGGCGCTGGCACGTACTACACTGGCGTGTATACGAAGAATGGCGCGGGTGTAGAATCCAGGCTCGCCGGCCCGGCAGTCTATACACCACCGGCGCCGATGACGTCGCTTACCTATACCCAGACGCAGCAGGCCACTAATGTAAAAATCAATGTTTTTACAGTAGGTGGTAGCTCTTCCGATAACAATAGCAATTCGGTTACTACATATATGCGCTACTCCACGAATGGTGGTGGTTCATATTCGAGCTGGACTCCTATCGGCTCAGGCAACGCATGGGATACTTATACTGGAAACTTTACTTGTGCCTACGGTGCGAATGTGATTATCCAGACGAAGCAGAACTATGGCGGTGCTGGCGGTGCAGATTCTGCAGTCAAGAGCGTAAGCTTTACAGCTACGAGCGGCACAGCACCTAGTGGCGGTTCCTTAACTGTTACTGGCTCTACCTGGAATACGGTAACGCTTCAGGCTTCAGGCGTGAGCTATGGTATGCCGAGTAGCGTTACTGGACGGAAAATTTCCGTCGGTGTGAGTGGGTCTTCTAGTAACCTTAATTATAAACGCGAGAATCAGTATGAGAATGTAACTGGAGCGACAGCGACAATCACTAACAGCTCAATCTACCCTGGAGCAAGCGCCCTTACCCTTAAGGGTATGCTTGCAGTTTACCCGTATCTTTGGGCATGGAATACCGTCCAATCAAATACTGTCGTCCATCATACCAATGCCTATTATTTGCCACCGGCTCCAGGCCAGCTCAGTTATACTACTGACGCTCTTCGAACATATACCATTAACTATTCTGGTGTAGCGGCGAATAACGTCACGGATTATACCCCTGGCGATTTGACTCGCACAGTCAGATATAAAATTGGCGCTAGTGGAAACTGGACGTATATCGAGAACGCATCTGTAGTTGCCCTTACCACGGTTACTACACAGCAAATTACAGTGCCTTTTGATGAGGATGTTTATGCGGAAGCATGGCTCACATACAAGGGTAAGAACTCTGACGTATCGTCCTTCATGATTCCTGGACAGCCTCGCCCAGTAATCTTCTACGGCTCAGCTAATGACAAAGCAGAATTAATTGAGCATCTCTACGGTTCAGTCAACGGCGAAGCAAAGAAGATTACGAAACTATACGGCTCAGTAGGCGGAGTCGCAAGGGAGGTATTCGTAGATGTCTGATACAGTGCTATTGGCTATAATTAGTTTAGGCTCGGGCATCGTCACGGCCATTACCACTGTTATTACCACGATTATCAGAGGGCGGGCTTCGGCTCGCCACTCTGCCAAGCAGTCAATCTTGCAGATGATTATGGAAGACCACCAGGCTGTCGCAGAAAAGCACCTGCCAGATAACTTCCAGAATGTCCTTGATGAGTATGATACCTACCACAGAAACGGTGGTAATAGCTACATCACCGCAAAGGTGGAAGAATACAAGAAATGGTATATCGCCATAGAAAAGGAGAAATATGAAAACGGTAATAAGAAATAGTTACACCCCGAAGCTTGGTGACTATTGCGAGACTATCGTCGTCGATAAAGAAACCGGAACCGCATACATCTTCGATGAAGATGGCGTATTTACCGAGCTCGACCAGACAGATGTCGATGATATTCTTGCTAGGGCGGCCGCTTACACCGACGAACAGGTGGCGCCTCTGTCCGAAAAACTCGATACTATTGAGGAAGGTGCCCAGGTAAATAAGATTGAGCATATCCTCAGGAATGGCACAGAGCTAACCATTACCAATAAGACGGTCAACGTCACGGTCCCAACCAAGACTTCTGACCTTACTAATGACGGCTCGGATGGAACTGACACCTATGTAGAGTCCGCCACCCTCAACGATTACTACACTAAGACTGAGACCGATACCCAGATTGGCTACGAGACTACGGCCAGGGAAATCGCCGACGCAGGTCTTCAGGAACAGATTGACGCCATCGTGGCGTCTTCAGACGTTGTAGACATTGTCGGTACCTACGCCGCCCTCCAGGCCTACGATACTTCTAAGCTTCACGATAATGATATTATTAAGGTCCTCGACGATGAGACACGCGACGATGCTACGACATATTATCGCTGGGATGCAGATACCTCTACGTGGTCATATATTGGCGCAGAAGGCCCGTTCTACACGAAAGCTGAGACCGATGCCATCTTCACGCCAATGACGCGCACAATCAATTCTAAGGCCCTTAGCAGCGATATTACTCTTACGGCTGCTGACGTCGGCGCGCTCCCAGATTCTACGGTTATTCCTACGGTGAACGATGCCACCCTCACCATTCAGAAGAATGGGACCACGGTCCAGACTTTCACGGCCAACCAATCCACGAATGCTACGGCCAACATTACTGTCCCGACTGACACCTCCGACCTCACTAACGGTGCAGGATTTATCACTTCGGCGGCCCTCCCAACCAAGACCTCGGACTTAACTAACGATGGCTCGGACGGGACTTCTACTTATGTAGAGGCAGATGACCTAGCTACCGTAGCAACCTCTGGTTCCTATACGGACCTCATTAACACCCCTACCCTTGCTACCGTAGCGACCACTGGTGATTATGATGACCTCTTGAATAAACCTAATATCCCAACGGTCAATGATGCTACCTTGACGATTCAGAAGAATGGTGTTGACGTAGCAACCTTCACGGCTAACAGCGCCACGGCATCCACCGCCAATATCACTGTTCCTACGGACACGAATGACCTGACGAACGGCGCGGGCTTCATCACCTCCTCCGCTCTCTCGAACTACTACACCAAGAGCGAGACCTACAACCAAACTGAAATTAACGGCCTCATCAACGCAATCGTAGTACCTACTAAGACTAGCGATTTGACCAACGATGGTAGTGATGGAACCTCAACTTACGTCGAGGCTGATGACCTAGCAGCTGTCGCGACGACCGGCGCATACTCAGATTTGAGCGGCACCCCTGGCAATTTCACTGGCGCTACCAGTTCTGTTGCTGGCGCAGCTGGTCTCGTCCCGGCCCCTGCAGCTGGCGACGATACGAAGTTTCTTTGCGGTGACGGCACTTGGCAAACGGTCCAGGGTGGCGGCGCTACTGCAACGACTTTCTACTTTAAGAAAAATTGGCCTACCTCAACAGATTCTGCCACCCTATATAAAGATTCGTCGCTCACAACTACGGCTACTGGGCAAGATGTTTTAGACGCGTTTAACGCCGGAGAAGTAGTTCTGACGAGATATGACTCTTCAGATAATTTTGCAGGTTCGTATGTCGTTATTTCTCATAGCGTAAGTGCCGGTGCGGGGACGACATATCACAGTTTCCAAGTTAAGGGCACGACCACCGGTAACGTTATGACATGGTATAAATTCACTTATGATGCTTTGTCTGATACTTCGGCTAGGTTAGTTCCATACGGCGTGCAGCCTAAATTAGTCGCTGGCACGAACATTACAATTAATGCTAGCGACGGTAAGACGATTTCCGCGCCAGCGAACGTTTCGGCCTTCACCAACGATGCGGGCTATCTTACCTCTTCCTCTCTCTCCAACTACTACACGAAGTCTGAGACCTACTCTCAGGGCGAAGTCAACAGTTTAATCAATGCGATTGTTGTCCCGACGAAGACTAGCGACCTTACGAACGATGGCTCGGATGGAACCTCAACCTATGTAGAAGCAGATGACTTGGCTACGGTCGCGACCTCCGGCTCGTATACTGACCTCTCGAATACTCCAACCCTACCTACCGACTTCACCGGTGCTACCTCTAGCACGGCCGGCACGAACGGTTTGGTGCCTGCTCCGGCGGCAGGCGATGAGGGTAAGGTCCTTATGGGCAGCGGCAGCTGGGCCTCCCTCCCGCTCCCAGAACTCGTTGAGATGTCTTATGGCGAATCAAACGCATGGCAGAAGTTCATCGATGCTTACAATGCCAAGTGTATTGTCTACTGTCGTGCTTCCTCTAACGCAGACCCATCCTCTGGCGCTAAGACTCGCAAAGCCTTCATGGCTTACGTGAACAACGAAACCACCCCAACTCAGGTAGAGTTCCAGTATTATCGCTCAGTCAGCTCGCACACAGATGCCCAGCAAGGCGACCAGGTATTCGTCTACCTCTTGAAGAATACAAATGGTGGCACATGGTCGGTGACCACTCGCAACGCCTTTACAAAGATTGTGGCTGGCACGAACATGACATCGACCTATTCTAGTGGTACACTTACATTAAATGGTAAGACCATTGATTCTGCCCTCGACGTCTCTTCGACAAACCCGGTAGAGAACAGCGTGGTGACGGCAGCATTAAATAACAAGGCTGACGCTTCGGCCCTACCGAGCGTAATCAGTTCAGCAGATTGGAGTGCACTATGGCAATAGATGACAATACAAACTACACCCTAACTGGAGCGCAGGTTAAAGATTTGGCCCAGCGCATCCAGTCTGGTGGGGGTGGCGGCAGCAACGCTGTTATCCTTTACTCTAGTGTTTCATTCCATACCCCTTCCCAACTCGTCGATATCTATTCCGACGCGGCCCTCACCACCACGGTGACTGGCGCTACGGTTAAGGATTATATCGAGGCGGGTAAGACTGTGGCTATAATCTACCAGACCTCTGTCTCTGACGTCCCGCAGAACGAAACGCTTATTATAACCTCTTGCGACAACCACTCTGAGGCTACCCAGGGAGTATATTTATTCACTGGCACATTTTACGATTACACAAATTCTGAACCTGTTCTCTATACCCTGGCGTGCGGCGCGCAGTCCAACATCTGGGAAGCGTGGGAGAAGAACATTCCATCCAAAACTTCCGACCTTACGAACGACGGCGATGACGGCACGCACCCGTTCTTGGCTACCGACGATGTGGCTACCGTGGCTACTACAGGTGATTATAACGATTTGAGTAACCTCCCGAGCGACAGGCTTTACCGTATGCTCGTCCCGACTGGCACAGAAATTACCTCAAACAAGAACCTTAATACTACAGAGTTCTTGGTTGTGGGTAGATATTACTGCTCGACTAACGCTACTGTCGCAACCCTCTCTAACTGTCCAACCAGCAACGCATTCATGATGGAAGTGTTCTCTCCACTGTCTACCACTATCGACAACGAGACGACGTCTGCATGGTGCTACCGTCTGCGCGTCCTTACCACATATACTGGCGAGTCGTATGTCCAGCAGTGCGAGACTACTGGAACAGCGAATGTATGGACATATCATAATTGGATAAGGACTGATAATGTGCAGGCTGACTGGAATGCTACGAGTGGCTTAGCGCAGATTCTCAATAAGCCTACTATCCCTACCGTAAATAATGCTACTTTAACTATTCAGAAGAACAGTTCTAACGTAGCTACGTTCACTGCCAACGCATCGGCTAATGTCACGGCTAATATCTCGGTCCCTACGCAATTCTCTGATTTGAGCGGGACTGTCAGCACTAATCAAATCGCAGCGAATGCGGTTACTACGGCTAAATTGGCGACGTCTACATGGGTTAACGGCTCTTACAAAAGTGGCTATAAGGCATCGACGAATACTTCCTTCAAGCAGAACATCCAGGCCACAATCGTAGGGAGGATGCTGTATATACGCTTTGGCGTTTCGCCAAATAGCGGCTCATTTGCGAAGGATACCGAATATACATTTGGGTCGATTCCAGCTACCGTCAACGGCACGACTGTTTCTGGCTTATGTACGGCAGCGAAGCAAAACATCCCACGCTTCCTCTGTTCTGGCCAATACGGTATGTATGGGTGGTGCCAGCTAATCGGCACAGACTTAACTCTTTCATTCAGTGCGGCCATGGGCAACTCGTGTGGTTGGATGTGTGGCCAGTTAATGATACCGATAGATTATTAAAGGAGGCAACTATGGGCTGTCGTGGCAAAAAGAAGAAATAAGTGATACAATGGAAGTGAGTTTCATAATAACTCAATCACTCGGTTTTAGCCAAGAGCTAAGCAAGATACCCCTCGCCAATGGGGTATTTTTGTTTGTTATAATTAAATCAAACCACTAGGTTTTTAACGTTAAAACTAATAGGAGAAATACATATGAGCTGCAGCTCTTGTATGCCAACAAATCCTTGCGGTTGCAAAAAGAAGAAATCGTGCGACGACTGCCCAATCGTAGACTGGGTGCCGAACACGGCTTGTACTATCGGAGTGACGGTCAACGGTTGTACAGATACCTTGGAGCTCCGCCCGGGGATTCAAAACTGTGAGACTAAAACTCACATGACCCAGAACCAAAGTACGGGTTGTATCGAATATCAAAATGAACTTTATGTGGCGACGGACGGCCAGGAAGGATACCTCGAAACTATCTGCCCTGTCGACATCGCCAAATTTATTAACCTTGAAGACCTCGCTAACGTAGAAGATGAACAGCCAGAGAACTGTTCTCTCCTCGTTTACAAGGCAGATTCAGATTGTGGCCCAGGCTGCACCGGCGTTTCTGATTCCTGGATTCACTGGTATGCTAACGAGCATCTCACCAATGGTCTTCATTGGGTCGCCGGCTTCAACAGCAATGGTTGTCTCGAAGCCCTCGATGTCCCTACGAATACCAGTAAATACTGGTGGAGTATGTGGCGCCCAACCAATACCGGCAACGGCGTTGAGTTCGGTTATATCCAGCCAGAGACTGTCGCTGAACTTCCTACAAGTGGCGGCAAGCAGATGGTCCTCTCTCAGAATGCTGACGGCAAGCCAATCTATGGCCCAGTAGATACGACGTTCGAGCTCTGCTCCCGTGCGGTCCAATTCACCACGCGCTCGGCAGACCCGACGGTCGCTACCTACTTTACGCCAAACTCTACAACCGTCCAGGAATTCTTGGTTACCCCAGATAACGACACCAGCTGGCGCGCACCGTGCTGTGGCGTTATGATTGTGAGCTACTGTGTCAACCTCAAGAACCAGGTCTCCGGCCTTAAGGAAGTTGACGTTACTTGTATGCTCGACAACGAAACCTACTCTGGCCCAATCGACCACGCTCGCGAACGTGTAAGCTCCACTCACTCTACTTGGGCATCTGTTGTCACTGGCGACGTATCCGAATCCTGCTCGGCGTTCAAGCTTTTGAGCAAGGGTCGCACCATTAAGCTTCACGCTCGTGACACTGGCGATGACGGCACTGGTATGTCGGCACACACTGGCGACTGGCGCGTCCACGCAGTGAAAGCAATTTTCATTCCATTGGAGAAAGAATAATATGAGCAAATGTAACGATTACCCAGTAAATAATATCGACGCCGAAGACATCCCAGTATGGAGCCAGACGAAGCTCCCGGACGAGGGCTATCTCTTAATGGCAGCGAAGTTGATTGACCAGCAGTGTGGCAAGGCGCTTCCGTTCCTCTACCACCTTCCAATCAATAAGATTACGCCAGGCGCAACCTTCCAGCCAAACACTTATAGCGCAGCCGGTAACGGCTTCCACGAGAGCTGGGAACCAAACCAGGTTCGCGCAGGTTATGTTTACAACAACACGCCTAACGATATCCGCCTAGCAGCCAATGATGGCACCCGCGCCCAGTTCATCCTTCTCGGCAAGGACGATACGGTCGCCGGCAACTACCTCATCCAAGGCTCTGGCTTCTACACCTTCCCAGGCGGCCACAGCTACGTGCCAGGCTACACCTACTACCTCGGCGAAGACGGCAAGCCAACTACTGACAGCTCGTTCGTAGGTGGCTACCGCCAGCACCTCTTCGAGGTGATTGACACAAGCACAATCCTCATTAATGTATTCTTAGACAAGGAGTAATATGGACTGCAAGATACCGGCTGAACAAACTGGTAGCACAAAACTGACGAAGACGAATAGCCTCCGCCAGTTCAACTACGCTCAGATTCTCGGTGTCCCAACTGCAGCAGGTATGAAACCCGTCATCTACCCCATCTGGCTACACTCTAAGTGCCCAGGTGGGGTGCGGGGGATTGTCTTTTATGGCGGAACCTTTGACGGTCGCTGTAATTGGTATGACCAGAACAAGCAAGAGGTCGAATGCGAAGATACCTTTAGGTATAAATACAACGACCTCGAAGTAATTGTCGACGAAGAGAAGGGTGAGACCCGCTTCCAGCGCCACAAGGGCTGGGCCTGCCTCGGCTTCCCGAAGAAGAAGACTGTGTTTAAGGGCTCAGTAATCTGGAAAGCCCCTTACACTATCAAAGGCTGCGACAACGACGAATGTTGCCTCGGCTACAAGGTCGACAATGATAATGAAATTGAGACCCCACTAGAAATTCCTCGTGCGGTCAAAGAAAAGACTAAACGAAAACACCGCATCACTTCTCATAGTGGTTGTGGTTGTGGGAGAAAGAAATGATAGGTAATTATTTAACCATGTCGGAATTCGTGGACGAGTTCCGCAAAGCAGTCGGTGATGTTACCTGCGAGATACCTGTAAAGAGTATCATCAACTGGACCAACACCGCCCTCAGAAGACTAGCTCGTGAGAAAGGGCTAGATGTTTTGTTCCGCTACCAAGATACATTCGAACTAGCGAACATGAATAAGGATGGTTCCAAGTCTGTGAGCTGGTTCCTGCGTGGATTCAAGGTCGACGATAAGGTCGACAGCCCGCGCATCGGCACCATTATCGATGTCGAATCTCTATTGGTGCTCGAGGCAGACGACTGCCGCATCCACCACAAGGAGCTCTGCTACCTTCCGTTCGCATACTTCCGCCGCGAATACCCATTCCCAGAAGAAAGAGATTGTCTCACGGCGTTCACCATTAACGAATTCGGCGGCGATACTAAGCTCACCTTCAACGCTCCGGCCGAAGGCCACATCGCGATTGATATGGTATACACCGCCTTCCACCCGAGAATCACCAGCACCAACGAATTAGTGCGCGTCCCGTATGCATATGTTGATATATTAATGGAGTGCGTGAAAATCCTTATGCATGAAGAATCTGCTGATATGTCTACGGCTCGCTCGCTCTATGAGGACTGGGACTATCTGGTGGCGCAGGCTCGTGAACGCCTACACCAGCAGAAAGCTGGCTTCGGTCTACGACAAGTAAAAGGGAGTTTTTAAATCATGGCCCGCAAGAAAGTCAACGGTTACGAATCACTATACTCTGGCGCACGCTGGCAGAGATTCTATCCTGATGTTTATACTCGCACTACCAAGGGAACTTGGCAGACGAGGCAGGGCCGCCGCAACTACGAGTTCTCAACCTTCCAGAATCTCCTCGGTCTGAATACCTCGTTCGACGATATCCATAAGTCGGACGGGGATTCTCCATATCTAAGGAACGTCCGTTATATGGGCGAGAAGCAGCAGATTCAGCGCGCCCAGGTCACCTCTCGTAACGGTGCTGAACTACTCGGCATCAAGAGTTACCAGACCACGGCCGCACCGAAGGCTGAATACTATGTTGATATGTGGGAGGGCAGGGCCCTTGAAATTGACCTGCCAAAGAAGAATACGCTGTTGATTGGCGGCGCGCTCTGGATTAAGAATATCGAGAAGGTCCAAGGCCGTCTCCGTATTTTCCTGCGCGAAACAGGGAAGAAAGAAATCTGCGACGCCAACATCGACCTGACTGTTGTAAATAATACAAAGTATGACAAGCGTGTCTTCAGATTCATTAACCCAATCAACCTTAAGAACGGCGCCACGCTGCGCTTCGAGATTGAGGGCGATATGGCACCGGACAATTGCGGCGACTACAAAGAGCCTCGCAAAATCCAACTCCAAACTTCTGGCCAGGGTATGCACCGTGCTGCAGATTTCACCCGCCCGAATGTTGAAGAGTGTATGCGAGAGGTCGCATACAACTGGACGGAGGAACCGTCTATTATCTGCTTCGAGCAGCATACTTGTGACGAAATGCCTATGCTAAAGGGCACTCAAGTTTGTACCGACGAGGGGAAGTTCCTAGTATTTCCAATTAAGAATACGGACGGAATCACCTTATGGAGGTTCAATGTTGAAACCAAAGAATTCAAACAAATCGACACGAGCGCTGCGCCTGTTGATAGCCGCGCTACTGCTGTGCGTTTTGCTCAGGGTCTTAATAAGTTGTACTTCGTGGATGGTTACTCCTATCTACAACGCATTGACCTTAGCAGCTGGAAGTCTGAGATTGCTTTAGCCGACCCGAACAACATCGATGTTGAAGGCGTGACGCCTCAGGATATGCAGGCCCAGAAGGGCGCGTCCCTGATTCTTAGAATCCGCCAGCGCATCTACCTCGCAGGCTTCGCTGAGGACCCGAACTTCGTTCAATACTCAATCCTCAACTCATTGACTGGCGACCCGGACAACCCGTCCGAGAATGCTGGCGTCCAATACGACCAGTTCTCTGATACGTCCTGGTTCTACTCACCAGATAAGAGTCCTAAGGATTCGGTCTGCGGCCCTATCACCGCACTCGAACAGTTCGAGGATAACCTAATTATCTTCCGCAAGGACGGCTCTTCGGTCCGCACCATCGGTTCGGAGTTCGATGCGCCATCTATGGCTGACTCCTTCGCCTACAATATCGGCGTAGAGAGACAGGAAGATGTCTGCAATATGAATGGCAACCTCTACCTCTATAACAGAAGTGAGGGCTTCCGCCGCTTCTCTGGCGCTGAGGCCACCTTCCAGTCTGCGAAGATTGATAACGAGCTCAGAAGAATCCCGGCCGAGAGCCCACGCTTTATGATTGGCCACGCCAACAAGGTAAGGATGTATTGCGACCTAGAGGGCCGCGGCTATGCCGACCACGCCTTCCTCTTCATGACCATCCTCGCTCAGTCCAGCCCATGGTATTGCGACGACAACGTGCCAGTATGCTGGGCAGTCGGCGACCAGACCTCTGATACTATCTACGCGATGCACGCCAACTACCCGGCAATCTATATCGTAGATAGCCCAGACAAGTATTCAGACTTTGATAGCTCAATCGACATGGAATACCACACCCCATACAAGAGCCCGGGCAACCCGAACGGATGGACAATCCTCCGCCGCACAATCCTGAACATCATCGCCTCGGGCACCAACGCTTGGTATATCGGCCTCGACTTCGACCACCGAGATAGGCCAGCAGTATGGAGGAAGTACGTACAATACCAGGAAGACGAGGAGATTCCGACCACCGCCGTCTTCGATGCTAACGAACAGGTCGGTGTTAAGGTAGTTAACTTGATGATGCGGGCTAAGGTTCGCGACTATCAGGTTAGGGTTAAGGTGTCGACCTACGACGACCCAGCAATGCTCATGCGAATTAGCTCGGAAGTGGGCGCGCAAGGAGCACTATGATACAGAAGTTTACTAGCAATGGTATGCGGCAAGCGCCAGACCAGACCGTGTTTCGTCTTAACGAGATGCGCCAGAACTTGTCTCGCTCCCGCTCTACCATTGCGGTAGTATCTAAGGACGGAAAAAATGTTATTATTATAGGTGAACAACCTATTAACCCCACAACGAAAAAACCATATGACTTTGGAATCAATCGTTATGCGGTTAAAGGAGACCGTTTAGAGTTAATAGGAGAAGTACAATGGACATAGCAGAAACCGCAGCCGTGCTCAATGACCTATATGCTCAGCAGTATAAAGATAACCTTGCTGCTAACGAAGCAAATAGGCGGCTGGCGGACGAACAAATTTCTTATGGTAATGAAGCTCGGGGTACATATTACTCGGGCATCCCTACTTGGCAGCGCGCACAAAACGCTGTGACGTATGCTGATAAGGCTAACGACATCAACCTGAATTACGCAAACCAGCAGAATAAGCTCTGGAATACCGTGGCTGATTATATGGATAAAATCAATGCGTATAATGAGGCTGCTGGCGCTGCGGCAATGTCCGTTCCAAGCGTGTCTAATCCGACAACTTCTGCCCCATTCTACCTAAACGGCGTCGCTTATATCTATAGAAATGGGAGGCTGACAAGAGTATGAACCAAGAAGATATAACTCAAATTTATGAAACGCTAGCCCCTATGGCTGGCGATTATATGAACGCCCAGGCCGAACAGATTGGCCAGGCTCAGCGTTCTATGGGCCCGCTGGCAGCCAACGTTCAGGGCTCTACTACTTCTGGTCTCGGCAACTACACTTACAACCGTCTCATGCGCCCGCAAGTGGATACAATGCGTGACGAGATTCGAGTTCAGGGCTACGCAAACCAATTGAATAGACTCCTTAGTGATGCTCTTAACAATGCTCGTAATAGATACAACAGAGGCAACGGAGGAGGAGGTGGCGGCAATCCTGACACTACTAACCCAAGTAATAATAACGGTATCACTAAGATTGGCGGCGTTGACGATGTAGACAATAGTAAGACTCCAATTACTGTTATCAACCCAGACGGTTCGAAAAGAATCACATATGCGTGGGACACTACCCCTGAAGTAATCCCGAATTCGTTTTCTTACGAGGACGCTTCTGGCGTCCTACAAACGACAACTCGCCCACCTCAAGTATCAAATGATGATTGGGCCCGCACCTATAGGCGAGTAAAAGAAGAAACAACTAAGAATGGGAGAAAATTTGTAGATGGCAAATAATAACTCTGAATCAGACAAAAACGTTTGGGAGACTATAGCCGAGAGTTTTAGCCAGGCGGTCGAGCAGAAAAATAAAAGTATCCCAGAAGAGTTGAGCGTGTCGGCCCCATACGCTGGCGCTGTAGTCCAGCCATCTGGCTATGCCCCAACAGCTGGTGGGGTTTGGGGTGACACCGCAAAGTCAATTTACAATAACGCGATGTCTCGCTACAACGAGCTGAAAGGTATGTATCAGGACCAGACAGAAGAAGCTAAAAAGATTCGTTCGTCTTGGCAAACGGCGCCTACGGTCAAACTCGAAAATGGTCGTTTTAAGTTGTCCGGTTCTTCTGACTTCTTAAAGAGCGCAGAAGCTAAACAGCTCAGAGATACGCTGAAGCAGATGGAAGGTAATTCTTACAACACCGAAGATTTGAACAAGCAAATCGAGGCTTGGAATACTACCCTTTCGAAGATGTCTGAACAGTATATGAACAGCCTCGGCACGCTGAACTCCCTAAACGCCGCTCTTGCTCAGAATGTAGAAGGCACTACCCGTGAGGATTTCCAAAAATACTTTACATTCAATGACCTCCAGAAGATTGGCAACTCGGCAGCCGTCGGCAAACAGAATGATGCTAGGACGACTAAGAGTAAAATCTTTGTCGGCTTCGAATGGGATGACAATGGCAATATGATTGAGAGATGGGTCGATGCGGCCGACTTCTTTAATGAGTTTAATAGTCAGAGTGACGATGAAAAACGCTCAGCTTACCATTCTCTCGTGACCCAAGCTAACCTCGGCGATGTCGGGGCTTATTCTAAACTTATGTATTTGCAAGGTGGCTCGCAGGGCGGCCCGGCAAACGTCGATATTGACGGCACTGGAACGTTCTTCGAGAATATCCTCCAAGGCGCAGAAGCCGGAGCGGCCGGAGTCCTCAAGGACATCTTCGACTATGCCCCTATCCTTAACCTACGCACCGTAGGCGAGAATATCTCCGATGTTGCAGAGAACGCTGAAGACCGTAATTTCTGGGATTGGGCTGCAGCTATTATGGCGCCAGGCCTTTACGCTGATAGATATGACACCAGGACAGGTTTACTCAAGGCCTACAACGATGCTGTAACTGATTTTAACAATCTCCGCGATTGGTCAAATACATACACGTCGGAATTAAATCCTGCTTCTACTGAGATTGGTCGTGGCGTGGGCGATGTCACGGGCGGAGCTATTAGAATCGCTGGTGATATCTATGCATTCGGAAAACTCGGCCAGCTCGCGGCCGACACTAAGTTCGCTGCTATGCAAATTGCTAATCAGAAATTCGCAGGCTCGAAAGCCTTCACTCCAATGGGGCAAATCTACATTAAGAAGTATGGGGTGCAGGTAGCAGACCAAGTGACACCATTAGCTAATAATGGTGGTGTAGCCACAATGGGCACAATCATGAGAGACACCACGACGGTGGTGCCATTTGGTGGTATCTATGTTCCAACTGTATTGACGAAGATTAGCCCTAAATTCACCCAGTTCCTTGAAGAGGCAGCACTCGCCTTCACCGAGATTCAGTTCGCGCGCAATGCATCTCAATTTATTAGTAAAGATGGTTCCACTGTGCTACAGTTCGGCACAGCTTCTCCGGTATCAGCAAACCGCATGACATGGACCACTGAAGGGGGTATCGCTTCTGGCCAAGGTGGGTTCGTCGAGGGGGCCATCGAATGGGGCAACCCTCAGACATTCACTTCCGGCTCTAATATCAGTAGTGCTTGGGAGAATTTTTCTAAATCTTCTATGCAAAAAGACTTGCCTGGCGGCGGGACGACGTGGGTGACCTCAAATTCTAAAGCGTTGTCAAACACTATAAACTTTAGTCGCTCTTATGAGCTGCTCAAATCTCTTCGCAACAAAGACACTATTCTTGGTATTTCTAAAGGTTTGCAAACGGCCCAAGCCCTCTCTAACTTAGTCGGTTTTGCCGCGATGAGAAATGTCGACGAATACTTCCAGAGAGCTGAAGCGGGCGAAGATGTCGGCGATATGGCTGATTACATTATTACCCATACGGCAGAAGACGCAGTATGGGGCGGCCTCATTATGAAGGCTGGAGGCATGATGAAATTCTTCAAGAGAGGTGCCGACGCTTCCGCCAAGCCAACTGTTGAATACGTCCAAGAGGTTTTCGACGGCATGGCAAACGGCCAGTCTGGTTGGTATATGCCTGGTTCGTACGCTTCTAACAGATTCTCCATTGGCCCAGGCGAGCTCACATCTAGTGAATCAGCAGACTTAGCAAACACGCTCAGCTCAATCATGACCGTAAACGGCGAAGCTGTCACTGGATTCTCTGGAGAATTGGGCGGTGTTTCCGCTGTCCCCGGCACGAACATTAAGGATGCCGGCAAGGCACTCGGTGTTTATTCGCCAAGTAAAGTCACTAGACTCAGCGTTCGCCCAGCCAATGGTGGGGCGTATCTTATTCGCGAGGAAACTAACTTGGATACAAACACTAAGGTAGAAACGCGCCAATTCTACACGGATATCGAAGAAGCCACTAAGACTGCTGGCGCGGAATCCGTCCCTAAAACTACGCCTGCTACTATTGCCAATTCCGATGCCGCCACTGGCGCAAAGGTTGCCCCTCTAACAATTGACGGAAAAGCGCCTAATGTGATGCCTGACGGTGTATCGCAAATTCGCGTTGAGCCTGGCATCGTTTACCGCACCCCAGATAACGTAGCAGAAAGCCTTATTAACATCGCTGCTCAAGAGGGTTGGCACGAAACAAACCAAGACCGCCTGTATAGAGAATACGAACAATATCAAAGAGAAGTCGAAGCGCAACAAAACGCTATGGAGATTCTCTCCGCCGAGGCCCCAGCGCTACCACGCGAGATGTATGGTACTGATATTGAAAGCATTTTGAGGATTGCCGCCGCAGCTAAGGTCGCTGGCTATAATTACATTCCATTCAGGATAGCACCTAAGCGCACACGTATTATCAAGAAGTTCTCGATGCAGGATAAGTTCATCTCAAAGCTAGCAGATAAATACAATTTCCCTGAGATTTCCCCTGAGGATATGCTTAAAGGCGAGAATACCTTGAAGATTAACGACGAGGTATACAGAGAGCACATAGATAATGCTGGCCCGCTAATTTACGCCGTCAATGGCAATATCGACAGAGCAGACTTTTATGACCCGCTCAGAGCAACGAATTTCATTGGTAAAAAACCGAAGCTTGATAGCATTTTGTCTGATAAAGATAGCACGTTCCTTCGCGCTATCGGTGCAGCATACGTCCTAGCCGGTCGATATTATGACACTATTTACACTGGCCTTGACCCGCATAGTGCTAATGGGGATGCTGTCACTAAAGAAAATGTCGAGGCTTTGTTTGAGAGCGCCGGCTTATCGTCTTTCAAGACAGGTAGGACAGCAGGCACCAGTAACGCCCTCAGGATACTCGGTCGCGAAAAAACTAAGCAGGGGGCAATTGCTGAGTTAGAAAGGGTAATGAGCAATGGGTTCAATATATGGGCCGCCAATACGTGGCTTGATTATATGGCCCCAGCCTCAAGAAGTTACAAACCGGCTCAGCAGGTTGTTGAAAGCGTCAACTCTGCGATTAAAGACTATGCGAAAATTCTTGCAGATGAGTTCTACGACGACGCTAGAAAAATTTACTCAGGTAGAGTCTCAGGCGAAAAGGCTCTCAAAGCTAGCGCCGAAGACGAGAAGCTGAACGAGACCGTCGAAAAACGCATAAAAGAATTCTTGTACCCGGCGCTCGACAAATATGTCGACGAGGCTTTTAAGGATACGAAGACTTCGCTGTCCACTGGCATCAGAGTGCCAGTATCTAAAGTCGACGATAAGTTGGTATACCGTCCGGAAGTGAGCGCTGAAGACGCAGTCATTGCTCATATACCAGCAGGAACAAAAGTCTTGTATTACGACCCGTTCCCGGGCTCTAAAGACAGAAAATTCGGTCATATAAGTGGTTACATTTTTGACGCTAGCGAAGGCATCACTGAAAAGAATGGTGAGATTTTCGTTAATACTTACGGCGGTAAAGAATACTCCCCATCTGGACGCGAATACATCCAATCTGACTACGCAATCTATAATGATTACGACAACGCCGAGGGGTATATTAAGCTCGGCAAAGAGATGATGAAGCCTATTATCACTCCTCAGGTTAAAGAAAAAGTATTCAAGATGGTAGAACCTGGCGGCAACATCAATGCGATGAACAGGTTGCTTCGCGAACACGAGCCTGGAAAGCTCCCTAGGGATACTATTAAGACGCGTACGAATTATGCCCGCGATTTTCTCGATGAGACATTCCGCAGCTCTCCGAACAAAGACAAATATGGCAACACTCTATACCGTATCGACACTACTTATTACCCAAATGGTGGTGCTGGAATCTCAATGTTGGTTAAACAGGTCAAAGACCGTATCCTGCACCGTTATGAGGATTTTAAGACTCAAGGTTCGCGCATTAATAAGCTAGAAAAAGTTTGGTCGCTTGTTAACAACGAGCATGGCAAGGGGTGGATGAGGACGCTTGATGCCGTGATTGAGGCTAAAGCTAATGATATTACTAAGGAAGAGCTGAAAGCTGGTTTAGATTTCTTCGATGAAGTTCGTCTTGGCCTCCAAGACATTGAGGATAAATACGAAGATATTTACATAAAATCACTTGATAAAGAATCTCCTGTCAAATACGACCCAGAAGACCTTTACTCCGACCTTAAAATTTTCCTTGACAATTTGGACAAAAAATATGGCAAAAAGTTCCCAGCCAGCAAGCGCGATTTAAGCGACAGAATGAGGCTCGTAGATTCGTGGGGGAGAAAAGGCTCGCACAAATTAGCTTTGCCTAAAGGCGTTAACTATATTTGGACATTCAGAGGCGCAAACGAAACGGGCAATGGTGTAAATCCGTCCTGGAACAACAGAAACATGAAGAACAGGATGTCCGACTGGGTTCCAGGCGAGCATTATAACGCATCGTCGTTAGACTTCACCTCGATGAATCAGGCCACCCCGTTTAAATATAGCGACGGTAACGGCAGCGACGCTGGCGATGAATATGTTATCGCTACGGCGCACCCTAACGGAACGGGCGTGTTCTATTATGGCGACCCAGAACACTTCGGAGATAGAGTCCACTATGGCGATGGCGGCGCAATCGTTACGCCTTATGGTAATGGCTTTACGGTTGTTGCTATTAGAAAGCTCGGAAAGAACCGTGCCGGCAAAGACGTCAAACTCGTCATTACCGTTCGGGATAACGCCGATGGCACGCCATACTCTGGCCCGATTGAGGGGCTAGGCAAGGCGGTTTCTAAGATTACCGAGCGCGTTAGAGAAGACCAGGTCATTGAGGAGCCAAACAATTTTGCTGTTACCGCTTATGGAATCCCATTTGAATACTTCCCAACCGCAGAAGAGGCACTCGACTTCGCTTCGCAATCTGACGTGTTCAAGGTGCATGAGTTGTCGGATGAGCCGCTCACGCTTGACCGCCCTCCTGTTACTACCGAGACGCTCGACGAGCCTCTACTCCTAGAGTCTGGGGCTTCAGCAGAAGGATATCTCGAAAACCTTACCGGTCTTCTCCAGTCAATGCAGGAAATGGAAGATTCCGACATCAATTACTCTTACGGCATCATCGATGCTTTGAAGCAGGTGCGCGGAATCTATGGTCAGGTTTCTGCTAATGTAAACCTTACTGACATCTACGCA